CCTTCGACGCCACCTCGACCGCAGCCTCGTGGTCGGCCATCGCCCTGCGTCGGTTGTGGTCGTTGACCATGACCTGCTGAGGCTCGGTGAGGTCAGCTCTCAGACCCTTGTTGACGACCGCATCCGCCCATACTTCACGGCTCGTCAGCCAAGGCTGGTCCGGGTGGTAGGTCTTCTCCCTCAGGAAGTGCCGGTCCCAGGCTGCGACCACGTCACGCTCGACGGCGTCCTGAGCCAACGACAGGTACTCGTCGGTCGACAGGTAGTTCGGAACGTGGCCGACGAAGGACTTCTTGCCACCGACGTCGTAGTAGACCCTGGTGCCCTTGACCGAGAAGGCGGAGCCCTCCATGCCCTGACCCTTGTAGGTCTCGGTCAGCGGCTCGCCACCCAGCTTGCGGGCTGCACGAATCTTGGCGTCGTTGCGCTTCAGCCTCGCCTGAACTTCACCCCACGAGCCGATTCCCTCGGCAGCGAGATGAGCCTTGGCCCGTTCCAGGGCATCGTGGTACTCCAGCCCGACCCGCTCACGGGTCATGTTCAGGCTCTTGGCGAGGTCGGCCTGCGTGAGCTTGTCGTTGAGCTTCAGCCCGAGGTACATCTGGTCCTTGGCGGAGAGGGTGGACAGCGCCTGGACGCCCATCGACCTGTCCATGTACTTCAGGAACTCCCCGATGCCACCGCCCTTCGGTGCGAGCGCCTTCCGCAGGACCTCCTCCGAGGTTGCCGCCCGGTTGGAAACGTCGGGAGCGGCGATGTTCTCAGCGATGGATTCCCCTTCCTCCATCGTGGCCCTCGGCGTGTCCAGGAAGTCCGTGAACCTCGCGTACGACTGGTACTTCATCAGGTCGCCCAACAGGTTCTGGTCGGCCTGCTTGTTCCAGTCCAGGCCCATCTCCTGGGCGATTTCGACCATCGTGGGCTCACGCTGAAGCTTCTCGGACAGCGTTCGCTTCGCCTCGGCGTACCTGGGGTTGAGGTTCTCCAGGTAGCGAGGCATGTTGATGAACTGCATGTTCTCCTTGGCGTACTTCGTCAGCGCCCGGTCGATGTTCACGGCAGCAAAGCCATGCAGCGAGTTCGGCTCTCCCTCGGCGTTGAACATCCGGTAGCTACGCATCGACTCCGACATGGTGATGACAGCCTGGTTCATCAGCTCGGTGTCGCTAGCTTCCCGGTCGAACGCACCCTTGTTGTTCCGTTGCCACTTCTTGACCACGCCCTCGATGAACCGCTGGTTCATCTGGATGAGGCCGTTCCACACCTCAGAGATACCCGAGTCCACCATCACCTTGGCGAACAACGCACGCTGAGCGTCCCCAGAATGCTTCGGGACGATGGGCTCCCACTCCGGGTTCACATTCGCACCGAGCTGCTGGCGGTATCTCTCCGGCAGCGTGCCCTGCCACTGAGCGACCGCACCCTCGTTCATGCCCTTGGTGGAGGTCATTCCGTAGTCGTGTGCCGTATCCCGCGCAGCTTGGAGCAAGGCATCGGCTTCCTCCGGGTACAGGCTGCGGAGCAGGGCCTCGGAGTGGGTCTCGTCAAGGTTGAACGGGGATGTTCCCTCCGGCAGGTTCCACGCTGAGGCCATGTCGTCGGGGATGTGGGTGACGTCCCGCATCTGGTTCCGCATCCACTCCATCAACTTCCAGGTGCGGGCCTTCGACCCCCCCGAGACATCCTTCGGGATGTCCTTCGCGTTGCCGTAGTCGTTGCCTTCGAGAGACGCCCAGTCCCGCTCCCCCTTGCTACCAGGCTCGAACGTCATGCTGCCGGGGAGCATCTTCGTCTCCGACTTGGGCGCGTACAGCAGCCGCGATTCCTCCAGGCTCTCGGGGAACAGCCCGACCTCGCCGAGCTTCGGCACAGGCAGGAGCCATTGCCTCGCCGGATAGTCCTTGGGCCACCAGGGACCGCTACGGACCATCCGCGCACCAAGGGACCGCGAGATAGCAGCGTTCCGTTCCTTCAGAACCGCTGCTGACGCTGCGTCCCACTCCTTGCCGCCGCCAGCCTCGTACTTCTCGTTCCGCTCATGCCACCGCTTCTGGTCCTTCTTGAACTGAAGGTCCTCGGTGCCCTTGGGGTAGACCCTGCGACGGAAGCGGTTGAGGGCGTCGGGCTTGGGGTACGGCCCAGGGTAAGGGGGCCGGTCCCGCAACATCGCGTTGACCTTCTGCGTCCACTCAGCCTTGGCTGCAAGGAAGTCCGGGTCGAGCTGGCCCTCCTTGAACTTCCTCGCGCTCGGAGGCTTGCCGACCAGCCTCGCGGCGGTCGCCCGGTCCTGGTCGGACCACTCCAGGGCGGCGCCGCCCCACTTCTCCTCCGGCTCCTTCTGAATGGTGGCCCGTCTGCCGAACTCCGCCCCCTCCCACGTCTCAGGGTTCTGGTCGTTCAGCGCGTCCACCAGGCTCCGGGTGGTCTGCCGACGGATACGACCTGCCGTCTTATAGGTCTGCGCCTCGGCATCCCTCAACAGCCCCGCTGCCTCATGGACACCGAACTTCTCGTGGATGACCTTCAGCAGGTCGGGAAGGTCCTCCGCTTCACGGATAGCCATGTAGAGACGACCCAGCGACTCCTCCTCGGCGAAGGGTACGTACCGCTCTGGCTCTCCCAGGCGCTCCCGAGCCCTCTCGATGGGGGTCTTCTCCTCGTACTTCGAGGGCGGGCGGTTCAGGGAGTACGGTCCCCTCGCTTCACCCCCCGTCTCCTTGGCTGCCTTCTTAGCAGTTGCCTTCTCCAGAACGAGCGCCCGACCTTCAGGGGTCTGCTCGTAGTACTGGATGGTCCCGATGATGTCGTTCTTCTTGACCTCCAGGTCACGGTCTTTCCACTCCGCGACCGGACTAGGAGAGTCTGCGGTGAGGCGAGCGGGCTCGACCTTGCGCTTGACGAGTGGGGCGAGGTCCATGTCAGGCAGACCATTACGTCGCCAGGTGACACGCAGGCCCGCGTCGTTGGCCTGCGTAATCATGTTCTTCGTCCCCGCCGAGTGCTTGACCACGAGGACGCGACCCGTCACAGGGTCCTTCATGACGCGCCCATCGTCGTGCCTCATCGTGCGAGGCTTCCCGCTGAGGTTGTCGTGGAAGGCGTAGACCTCGTCGGGCTTGCCCTCCTTCAGCATCTGGGTGTTGCGGATGGGACCGGCGGCACCCTTGTACTGGCGCCACTGGGCGGGATACCGCTCGATGGCGAGACCACGGGCACGAGCCAGGTCCTCGGCGATGGTGTCCAACCCCGGCGCTCCACCCACGATGACCACGGCGTTCTCCGGCAGCGAGTTGATGACCTCGGCCACCATCGCCTCGTTCTGCCAGTCACGACCCCCCGTGAACAGGACCCTCCTGCCGTTCCCCCCGTAGCGACCGGGCTCCTTGGTGGGCTTCGTGGGACGCCCACCAGCCTTGCCGCCCTTCGTCGGCTGGCCCTCGAACAGGCTCTGGTAGAGCGCCTCGTCGGGGGTCAGTTCCCTCGGAGGCCCTTCCTCGGGCGGGGGCTCCCGCGTCTCGATGGGAGGCTCCTCACCACGAGCGGCTGGCACTCCTTCAGGGAACAGGCTCGCGTAGAGGGCGTCCTCGGGAGTGGCAGCAGCGGCAGCAGCCGGAGCCACGGTGGTCTCACCGGTGGTCGTGGGAACAGCCTCAGCCGGAGCTTCACCACGCTTGCGGGCCTGCATCTGCTCAGCGATGCGGTCCATCTCGGCGGTGTCGTCGGCACGCATGGCCTCCATGTAGCGGTCCTCCAGGTCGTCCTTCGCAGGACGTGGCACAGGAGGAGCCACGGGAACCTCACGAGGTACGGCGGCGGGGTTGAACCGCTGGACGTCGACGGCGTCGTTACCGAGGAACCTCGTCGCGCCGTCGGCACGCTTGACGATGAAGCCGCGCTTGCCTGACGTACCGAGACCACCGACCACCGTGACGTCGCCCTCTACCCAGGGGTTCTTCCCGCCCTTCTCCGAGTACCGGACCTTGTCACCACGCTTCAGCGTGGCCGGGTCCACGGGGTCGAACCGTCGCGCTGCCTCTTGGGTCAGCGGGATACCGGCGTGCGCCTCGGGGTTCACCGTCGGGTCGATGGAGTCCATCCCCACCTTCTTCAGGTCGGGCTCACCGAGGGACATGAACATGGCCTTCGCCCTGGCGAACGCATCGGTCAGACCGTGGGCCTTCGCCAGCAGGTTGGCATCACGGTTCCACTCCGCCCGCCCCGTCATGTAGGCCATCTGGTGCTTCGAGGCAATCTCGTTCACGCCCCACCGAAGGCGAGCGTTGTAGATGGAGGACCACACACCGTTCGTGCGTTCGATGCGGGGGAGTTCGTAACGCTTCGCCAGCTCGTAGCGGTGCTGGAGGGCGTCAGGCTCGAACCACTTGGCACGGATGCCCTCGTCCTGGGTGGGGAGCGGGGTCTTGCGAGCCTCCAGGTCGGCGATGGCCTTCTCCAGGTTCGCCAACGGTTCGGTGGCGAAGTAGCGCAACGGCTTCTGGATGAGTTCCCGACGCAGGATGGACGGCGAGTACGGCAGCGCGATGGGCTTCTCACCGACGAGCATCTTGTACTCGCCACCGGGGTAGGTCCTGCCGACACCCGGTTCCAAGGCACGAATCCACTGGGGGATGTTCTGGAGGCTCCGGTTGGCGAGCGCGTTCAGTTCACCCTGACGAGCGAAGTTCCCTGCGGCCATCTCCTTGCCAGCTTCGAGGAACGCCTGGGACGCGGCGCTGCCGCCGAGCATGTTGCCCGCCGCGACCACGCCCCTCGATGCGACGGCGGAGGCTGAGAAGGCATCGAGGACGACCTGGATGGGCTGCTTGTACACGTTCTCCAGGAACTGTGAGGCCGGGGCGCCGCCAGGAAGGAGGGGTCCGTAGTAGTCCTTGTAGAACTTCAGGATGTCCGGGGCCTGCCGGACGAACTGCGCCGTGTACCAGGGAGAGTCGTTCAGCTTGCCGCCGGAGATGGCCTCCTCCGCGACCTTCGTGAGGTCGTGGTAGGCCCCACCTATCATGCTGCCGATGCCGGAGGCGAACTGGCTGGCGTTCGACAGGACGTTCTTCAGCAGGCCACCGATGGAGTGCCCCTGCGTGGCCGGGGGAGGCTGGGCCAGCGGGGAGTACCCCATGTACTGAGCGCCATATGGACTTGGAGCTGAGGGTGGGGCTTGCCAGGCTGCGAGACCGTAAGGCTGAAGTGAAGCTGGAAGCCCACCGGCAGGAACCCCCGGTGCAGCAGGAGCGGCAGGCGCCTGCGGCACCAGGGACTGGACGGTGATAGCCACGCTAGAACCTTATGCCAAGTTGCTCCAGGTAGCTCTGCATCAACGGCCACCTCTGGTCGGGAGGCACACTGTTCCACAGGTTCTCCCAGTCCATCGCGGTCTGAGGCATCGCCGTCGGTCCAACCTGAGGTCCTGCATACGTCTGAGCGAACTGCTCCGGGAACAACTGGGCATACGCCGCATCCTTCTCGGCCTGGCTCATGGGACCGAGCCCGGCCTGGGGGACTCCTACCGCAGCCTGACCAGCCTGAGCCGCAGCTTGCTCCACGGGAGCAGCCAGGCCGTTGCCAGGTGGGGGACCGTACGGGTTCGTGTAGCTCTGGGGGTACGGGTAGTACGGGTCCGTCGGCCCGGCATAGCGAGCACCTGTATACGCCGACGACCCATAGTTCGGAACGACCGTTCCTGGCGGTGCCGCGTAGCCGAACCCTGGTGAGCCGGGAACCATGTTCGGAGCGCCTGCTCCCTCACCGGTGAGCGCCGACTCCAGGCCAGCAGCAGCGGTGCTGGCAGCCCCAGCAGGACCGGCGCCACCGGCGCCACCAACAGCGGCACCAGCCGCCCCCCGACCCCCAGCCTCAGCGGTCAGACCAGCGATGTACTTCTCCCACGCCGCGTTGTCCAACCCCGTGCCGTACCGAGTGAGCAGGTTCTCTGGAATCCCGCCAACCTTGCCCAGACCCGTCGCGGTCTTACCCAGACCCCACAACGGAACCTGCCCCAGCCTGTTCATGACACCGCCCGCCTCACCGAGCTGCCCCGCCTTTGCCGTCAAGCCAGCACCGATGCCGGGCATCTTGCCCAACGCAGCGCCGATGAGGAAGTTCTCTATACCCCCACCGAGACCTGTCATCCCTGCCAGATGATGAGCCGCTGAGGCGGGAGTCTCAGGAGGCAAGGCGGTCTGTCCGTGTCCAGGAGAGAACCAGTTACGGGCCTCGGTCAACAGCCCACCAAGACCACCACCGATGAGACCACCAGCAAGCGCCCCAGCAGGACCAGCGAACATGCCGATACCGGCTCCGAGACCCGCGCCCTTCAGGGCGCCCTCACCCATACCTATCATCCGGTCGGTCGACGTCATCTGACGCTCGGTACCCGGCACGGCTCCCAAGGTCTGTGGACCACCAGCACCGCCACCAGTGGGAGCAGTTCCATAACTCCCCATGAGCTGGGGGATGAGCGTGTCCAGGGTGTTCGGGCTGAGCGCGAGGGCGGTAGCGAGGGTCGGGTTCCCTGCGGCCTGGGCGACGACCTTGCTCCTCAGCTCATCGGCGGTCATGCCCTCCTTCATGGTCTGCATGACGACCGTGGCGAGCGGCGCGAGGTAGGGGTTCTTGGTCGGGTCCATCACCGATGCGGCGCCCAACGGTGAGACACGGACCCCCGAGCCAGGAGCACCACCACCGGGGTAGATGGTGTTGAACGCGCCGTACAGGTCGGGCTGAGCGCCCTGCATGTTGTCGGCCTGGAGGGCCGCGTCCATCATCATCCGCGACTGGGAAGCGGGGAGGCCCGCGACCGCGTTCGCCTGCAAGGCGTTGACCATCTGCGAGCGGAAATCCTGCTGTGCCTTGGCCTGGTCCATCGCGTACTGCTGGGCCTGCTGGGTGTAGTTCTGATACCCCTGGTACGCGGCGTAGTTCGCGGCGTTCCGAGCGTCGGCAAGCTGCGCCGATTGCGACCCGCCACCACCCTGGGACAGCGCGTCGACCAACCTCTGGTCGGCCCCGATGTTGTTCTGGAAGTACGGGTCACTCTTCTGGTAGTTCACGACGTCCGACCCGAGCCAGTTGGCGATGGACGGGTCTGCGCCTCCTCCGCTGGAGGACTGATTCCTGATAGACGCCATCTGCGTGTTCAACCCGCCGTAGATGCTGGCTCGGTCGGCCATCATGTTCGAGTACGACATCGCCGCTTGCTGGGCGTACGGGTCGGAGATGTTCGGAAGCTGAGGGAGAAGCCCGTTCAGCCCTGGGAAGTAGGGCGTCGGGTTCTGTGCCGCCGTCGGTGGCAGACCATAGGCACCCCTGACGGCGCCACCCTTGGTGTAGGCCGATGAGTACGGCGAGTACCCCTGGACGTCGAAGGCCATCTACCCATACCTGCGGTTCGACGGCCCGCCGCCGACCCCGCCCCCGTACAGGGTCCGGTACGAGTTCAGCCAGGAGTTCACGTAGTTCTGGATGCCGGTCCCCGCCCACGGCTGCTGAGCCTGGGCTCCGTAGCGGAACATCGCCGGGACCCATTCCAGGTTGTTCTGATGCTGAGCCAGGATGGAGTTGACCGCCGCCAGCGCGACCCGGTCCTGTACCTGCTGGGGCGCCTTCGAGATGGGACCGGTCCCGCCGTACTGCTCCCACATCTTCTGGTCCATGCCATACGCCCCACCCTGGGGGTTCACGTAGTTGCCCCCAGCCTGCTGACGCAGGGCCTCCAACACGCCGTATCCAGTCGGCACATTCGGTCCACCCTGGTACAGGGGCGGTTGCTCAGACGCACGGAACGCCAGGTTCTGGGCGTTCAGGTCGGCCATCTGCTGGGAGTTGGTGGCTCGGGCACCAGCCAAGTTCGCGGCCACCTTCGCCAGCACCTGCTCATAGGCGTTCGTGGCCTGCTGGTTCAACTGCTTGTGAATGCCGGAGAACTCCACACCACGGTTCCCCACGTCCTGAGCGATGGAGTCCAGACCCAAGCCGTACGCCATCTTCGCCGAGGAGCGGTCGGCCCCGGCCTGAGCCTGAGCCGCCCCCAAACCCTGACCGAAGGCAGCAGACTTCATCTGGAAACCGGGCATGAAGTTCACCACGCCCGGTGGGGTCGGACCTGGCAGGTACTGACCGACGTTCAGGTCGGAGCCACGGCTCATGGTGCTGGGCTGCGTGTTAGGAGGGATGACGGAGTTCAGCGCCGCCCACGGCATATTCGGCATCGGAGCGTTCCACGGAGCCGTTTGCTGCTGACCAGGAGCAGGGGGCGTTCCCGGCATCCCCGCTCCGAAACCCCCATATGGTGAATACGGAAGGCGATACCGGGGTGCGGCGCCGTACAGACCCCCGGTGTTCGGGAGTGCGAATCCGCTGTCAACCATCACACCTCACCCCGTCTCGGTGCATCGTAGTCCTCTATGAGTAGCCATGCGTTCGGTGGTTCAGCTCGGTCACGGAGAAGGGAGAGCGGTCCCGGTCCACGCCGTCGATGACCCCGTACTGATGGATGTCGTAACGACCAGGCGGCTTGTCGATGCCCACGTAGCTCACCCAGAACCAGTCCTGTCCCCAGTCGTACGGGTAGGGCTTGAACCAGAACGTGTACACCCCACACAGCAGGTTCTGAGCCTGAACGTGGTTGACGAACGCCCTGCCTTCGGACTCCGGTGTGGTGTAGCCCTGGAATGGTTCCCAGTCGTAGGCGAGGCCGTGGGCGAACGGGTCCTCCCCGATGGAGGAGATGACGTTCAGGAAGAAGTCGGCCTCGTTCGCCCCGGTATCCCCACCATGACCAGGGCCTCGACCGAAGTGGTAGAACAGGTACTCCAGGCCGTTGGCAACGCAGTACGGGATGGCCGTGTCGTGCAGCCAGGTCGGCGATGAGATGGACGTTCCGTGTGACGCCAGCAGGATGACGAAGCTCTTGGACGGGATGGGCGTCAGGGACTGGACGGCCTGTCGGTCGATGCCCTCGATGGGACCGGTGCCACCGCCACCATCCCCGCCCCCGATAGGAGGGGTCTGACCCGCGCCGTAGCTCGCGGAGAAGTCCATCAACTCCTGCATCGTCCGGCGGTAGTGGTCGGGGGTGAAACTCTGGTGAAGCTGCACGGACGGAATCTGCTGGATGTCGGTCACCACGTCCAGGAAGTCGGTCACGTAGCGAAGGGAGAACCGGTACGTGTCCTCCGTGAACTCCCTGGGCAGGAACAACGGGGTCACGGAGTTGTTCATCCCCAGGTTGGTCGCCACCAGGGTCGACCAGTCCTCGATGTGCCTGATGTTGGCTAGCCACTGGTTCTTCTCGAATCGCGTGGAGAGCACCAGGGGGATGCCACCGATGCCGCCTCCACCTGGACCCCCTCCGCCTGGGGGTGGAGGTGGGGGCGGCGGCTTACCGTCATCAGGCAGGGGACGGCGGATGCCCATGACGTTCCCGGTCCAACCCATCGCTGCCAGGGTCGTGTGGGTGACGCCGAGGGTGGGGTTCGTGGCCGTGACGATATGGGCTCCGTCACCCTCACAGAGAGCGACGTGGCCGGGACAGTTTGGGGGACAATCGTTCCCGAAGTTGAAGAACACCAGGTCACCGTTGATAGCTCCCGCGAACCCCACACCAGGGTCGGGAAGGTCGTGGAACTGGGTGAAGGCGTGGTGGACCATGTTGACCCGTCCGTTGGTGACGGTGAGCCAGCAGTACCGAGTGAGGCCCGAACAATCGAACGAGTTGGGTCCACTGGCCCCGAACACATAGGGGTCACCGACCTTTGTGAGCGCCAAGGCATACACATCAGCGCCGACACTCATCTATCTCCACGGGTCCACGTCGACGTCGGCCAGGACTTCCTCGATGGAGTACACCGGGCCGCGTAGCGTGGGACCTGCTCCGGCACCGTGCTTCATGGTGAAGCCCAGGGACTTGCAGGTCTTCCCGGTAAAGGACCGCCGGGTCCAGGCGACCGTGCCATCCGCTGGAGGGATGTTCAGGTCGTAGCTGATGTAGTCGGCACCGTCCAAACGCACCGTCACCTGGGGCGCGGTCGGACCGTCCACCGAGCCGTAATCGTGACGCCGCACCCGGAACCAGAGCTGCCGCAAGGTGACGGGGGCTCGCTCATGCGTGAGCCAGGTATCGGCCATGTCGAGACGGTAGGTCTGGGAGACGCCGGGGATGGCGTCACGGCCTCGTACGCCGTAGGGCATCTCCCGCCACAGCATGGGACCGACGCGAGACGTGTTCTTCAGCCCGACACCGAGTATCGAACCGGTCCTGCCATCGCAGGACGTGGGACGCTCGTTGTCCGAACCGGTGTCCTCGGTCACCCAGACCCCGCTGGCTGGGTCGAAGCAGAGCATCGGTGAGTTCCCAGCGAGGGACGTTATCCACACCTTCCCGGCGACGTAGGCGCCGAACCGAGCACCACCAGGGTCGATGTTGTACGTGTTCTGGACGGGCATCCCGATACGTGTCGGGTCACCACCGTTCCAGAAGAACACCTCATGGTCCCCCAGGATGACCGCCCCACTGGGCGTGGGGATGATGCTCCTGCCCTTCGCACACTGGGTTCCCTCCAGCCTGTTGACGCTGAACGTCTGCAAGCCGTCACCCGTGAGGATGTAGACCCCAGCAGACTTACCGATGAGGAGGGCTCCCTGGAACGTCTGGAGACACTGGATGGGTGAACCGTCACCCTTGCCGATGTCGATGAAGTTGCCGTCAGGCCAGAGCGTCGGGTCGGGGTCATTCTCAGGTGGGTCGGTCAATCCTGAGAAATACAGGCGATACGTGATGTTGTCCAGGCTCGGCGAGGACCCACCGATGAAGTAGTGGGTCCGGTAGTACGCCGCAGCCCGACCGGGGCGACACTGGGTCTTCGGTCCGTCCCACTGGGTCTGAGGGATGGACGTGATGGTGGACGGGATGGTGCCGTCCCAGTACGACACCCGAAGCTGCTCGGGATGGGAGATGAGCAGCCACGCCCCACCAACGCTCGGAGGGGCAGCCACCGTCTGGAGAGCCACCGGGTAGAAGTCCACGTCATACATGGGGTCACCAGCACGGGTAGACATCTCGGCCACGAAGTTCCACCCATTCGTCAGGTTCGGAACACCACGGGTCGCCCAGAGCTGGGCCTTCCCGCCCTCGTTACCGTTGTAGATGACCGTGACCCACCACTGACCACCGGCGCTGTCGTTCGGCCCGTCGCTCAGGTTGGTGTAGTGCAGCCCCGAGGTATGGAACTGGGAGGGGAAGTCGTGACCGTGGTTGTCAGCAGAGGTCCCCTGACGGTTCGTATTCGTGGCGTTCCAGGCCCACCGAATCCTGACCCCGCCAGCCTGCTCGGGAATCCAGTTCTTACAGGCCGCGACCCATCCCGTAGGGAGCATGGTGCGCTCCAGGGACTCGTCGATGCCGTGCTTGAAGTCCAGGGGCAGGACCTCGGTACGCGGCATGAGCCGCAGCGGTTCGGCGGGAGGCTGCCACCGAGGGTCGCCCTTGTCCGTAGCACCCTGAGGGCCGAAGCCCGACGGAACGGTCTTGGTGTTGCTCACAGATGAGCGGTCTCCGGGTCCAGGTCCCAGTAGCCGGGCTGCATGACCAGGGTGATAGGACCGGCGATGTTGCGCTCGTTCACCGTGGCCTTCTTCAGCCCAGCCTCGAACGAGGCCATGTAACGGTCGGCTCGTGGCAGGTCGGTCTGGGAGACCGGAGCGGAGAGGAGCGCCTGGTAACGAGCGTAGTCGATGGCCTTCTGCTGGAGGGGCAGCGGCACCTCGGAACGCTGGGAGAGGTCGGTCAGAACTGTCGGTGCCGCGATGTAGCGTAGGACGGCGTCCCCTGACGGCACCGGATGAATCTCGATGACGAGGCCCGAGATTCGGGCGATGTAGTGCGCCGGGACGGAGTTGGCCGAGTCGTAGGTCCAGGTGTCGAAGACGTCGTCGTTGACGAACTCGACGCGGTGCGTCTCATCGGCCCCGGCGACGCTCACCAAGCGGAGGAACCGGGTCTTCAGGTAATCGACGGGCAACGTGATGACACCCTCGACCGGCGCTGAGGTGTACTCCCGCAGGACGAACTCCTCCCGCCATGCGAGCTGGAGGAATGCCTCGTTCAGCCAGGCCACGATTTCGTAGTCCTGCACGTCACGCGGTCGGGACGCTTCACCATCGGTCGGACGCACAGCGAGGCCGGGACCGAGACCCGATTCGTACAGGCTCATGTAGCGGTCGCCGTCGTAGTAGTCCCGCAAGCGCCAGTGAGCGAAAGCACGGGCGTACTGGATGACCTTGCTCTGGAGGGACACCGGCACATTGCTCAGGTCGGTGCCATCTGGCCCACCGAACGTGATGGGCTGAGCGGTGTAGTACACGGTCCAGGGCGTCCCACTCGCAGGCAGGGGGAACACCTGGACGGTGTTCTCGACGATGCGCCACAGCCCCTGAGTGGGCTCGGAGTTCGAGTACGCCCAGTCGTTCCACTCCTCGTTGTCATCGGCCTTGTTCCACGGCACCCCACCGATGTAGACCTCGTTCATCCCCAGGTAATCAACGGGCAGCGGGAGGTACGGGGTTCCGTCGGTGGTCCCGACAGCCGTGTTCCGCACAGCATGGGTCCGGTCGGACACATCCAACAGGCCCTCGTTCACCCACTGGAGGATTTCGTCGTCGGAGATGAACCGGTCGGAGTCGGCAACAGCGTCGTCACGCAGGCCGCGCCGAACCCTGGAGATGAACTCCGCCGCCGTGAGTCCCTGCGGTCCCAGGGTGGGGGAGCCGAAGGAGTTGACCCGGCTCGGCAGAGCCTGACGGACCCGCTCGACCATCTGGCCCAGCGTGTAACCGGTGGCGTAGACCGGCTGCCCGGTGGTGAGGGTGACAACGCTTTCGGTCATGCCATGTGCTGCCCTTCCACGAAGCCGTACCACGTCGTTCCGCCGTCATGGGTCATGAAGCGGAAGATGTCAACGTAGCCGTTCGTCGCCGAGAGGGTCGGTGCCGTGGCAGCGTTCCACTTGACCCCGGTGAACGCAGCGGTGAACCCACCACCGGTCTGGGTGAGCTTCAACCGGAAGATGAGCACCCGTCCGGTGGGAAGCCCAGAGGGCATGGTGAACGTGGTGTTCGTTCCCACCGTGTAAGGGATGAAGTTGGCATTCGCCAGCGAGATGGCGGTGGTCGAGATGGTCGGAGCCGCAGTTGCGGAGTTCCCGGAATCCCCACCAGAAGCCGTCATGTACGACGGTCCCTGGCCCACCTGCACGTACTGGTTCAACCCGTAGTCCCAGATGAGCACGTCGTTGCCCTGGCCCAGGTCGGTGACCGTGGCGTTGCGGGCCACCGAGGTCAACTGGGGCTGAGGACCGATGCGAACCCGGCAGCCCTTGGTGTTCGCTCCCAGGTAGACCAGGGGCTGGGAGGAGGACGGCGTGTAACCCACGTCGAAGACGGGGTCGAGAAGCTCGCAGCCCTGGGCGTGGTCGATGTAGACCGCAGGGATGGTGCCCGTATGGTTCGTGTGGAACCGGGGCCGGATGAAGGAGACCTGCTGGGAGGCCCGCCCGTTGTACGCCACGCCACCAGCGTCGATACGAAGGGCCGAGAAGTTCTGGGCGCCGCCGGTCTCGAAGTACGTGTCGTACCAGCCCATGCCCTTGCCGCCCCGAATCTCCACCATCGGGGCACCGATACCAGCGTAAGCCCCCGGTCCCTGAGCCTGGCAGCCGAGGAACAGCAGGTTCTCGCCAGCCTTGTTGGTTCCGGCGGTGGTGTCGGTGGAGTCGTAGAGCCACTGTTGGAACTGGTTCCCGTGCCCCTTGCAACCGATGAACAGCAGCCCGTTGGGGGGCTCCACGGTGTTCGAGCCGGTGATACTCCAGCCCACCCCGCCGTTCTCTCGAATCGTGGTCTGCTCGAACATGTTGCCATCGGAGTTGTTCGTGATGATGTGGACGCCGTCCCCGACGCAACCCTGGATGAGCACATCCCGCATCGAACAATGCTCGTTCTGCACCAGGACGGCGAACCCACCGGCGCCACGGTTGGTCATGGCGACCCTCTCCAGATAGGCGCCCGTGCTCAGCTTGACGAGGGCGTCAGCCGCCACCGAGTCCACAATCCAGGTCATGGCCTTACCGGTGGAGGCATCCTTGTTGTGACCGCTGCCCCTGATACCGGTGCCCGCGCCGGTAAACATCGAGACTCCACCCACGCCGAACTTCTGGGTCGGCCCAGGCTGGGCGGTGATGTCCGGCATCCGGTCGATGAGGCCCATGGCGGAACCCGCCAGGCGGAACGAACCAGCCCGACCACCAGCAGCGTTGGAGTTCCCGTTCAGGACATAGGCGCGTGCCAGCGTCTTGACCGGTGAGGACGCAGAGCCCAGGCCCACGGTGTCATCGCCGTAGACCGCATCGACATAGATGTCGAGCATCCCGTCCCCAGCGATGATGCCCTGGGAAACCTCCATGTCCCTGGGGTCACGAGGAACCGTCAAGTTGAACTGGAGGTTGAAGGGTGCGACGAGCACCCCACCTGGAGTGGTGGCGACGCCGTTGTCGTCGATGGTGATGTAGTAGACGCCCGGCTCAGCCCATGCCTCGATGACGCCCAGGGCGCTGGAGGTCCGGGGGTTCCCAACCCCCACCGCCCCTGCTCGGAGCGCCTGGTTGTACAGGGTCGCCAGGATGGTGCGGTTCGTGTCGGTGTAGGCACGAAAGCGGGCGTTCGTCAGCGTGGTGAGCTGGTTGCCGACGAGCCCCTCGCAGTAGTGGCGAAGATGCCCGTAGTACAGCATGGCTCAGCTCACGCCCATGAAGTACACCTGGGCGCTCTGGGCCATGCTCGATGGCACCAGACCAACGAACGGGGTCGCCGTGTCGGCCACAGCGATGGCACCGGAACGGCTCAGGGCGGCGACGGACCCGAAGTTCACTTCGGAGTTCGAGGAGTTGCCAGCGAAGGACGCGAACTTCGGGGTGATGAGGGACGAAGTCCCGACGTAGAGCAAGCCGAACAGGAAGTCGTTCGCACCGAGCGGAGCGACCGCGAACGGCCCACCAACGAGGGTCATGGGCTTGTAGCCGTTCGTGCCGGTGGAGTCCCATACGGAGGACTGGTCGGCGGTCATCCCAACGAGAGCACCGGTGGACGTAGCGACCCCGGCGTAGGAGTGGGTCAATGAGCCAGTGGCCTTGGTTCCCAGGTTCGCCACGACCCTACCGATAGACAGGCCCCGGCTGAACGGAATCTTGGTGAACTGAACCGAAGCCACGACCAACGGCGCACCCGTGCCACCAGTGACGACCGGGTCTCCCGACCAAGCCAGGATGGCACCGCCGGACGCACCAGACGCGACCGCCGCCGCCATCGCGTCGAAACCCCCCGATGAGACGCCGGGAATGGTGACCGGATGCATCGACCCTCCTACTTGTAGTAGGCCACGTTCAGCTTGGCGCCACCGGCCTCCTGGATGAACCTGATGGCCGAGAGGTCGCCCTGGTAGAACATGTCCCGGTCCTGGAGCAGCCGCATCCCGATGCCAGCGGTTGGGGCCGTTCCATCGTCACGCCATCGGACGTTCGCTCCCTCGGCCTGGATGATGGCGAGCCGGGCCACGCTCTTGGACAACTCCGGCGCGGTCCCGAACATCGGTCCCTTCGGCGTGGTCAGACCTATCGACGCAGCGAGCGACGTCAACTGCTCGAAGCCCATCTGCTCCAGGTTGCCGAAGTAGTCCCTCATGCGTTCCTCCTATGCCGGGACGGGCTCGGCTTCCTTCTTCGTCTTGGGCTTCTCCAGCGAGGACAGCAGCTTGGTGTGCTCCTCGCAGAACACGGTGCCCTCGACCACGGGCTTACCGCACGGCACGCTGTCGTCGCCGATACGCCGGGTGAACCGGCACTCGGAGTCGTCCCCACGCTGCGTTGCCGTGGGCACGGTCGGCTCCCAGTTCTCGTCAACCACGGTCATGAGGCCGTTGCGGTACGCCATCGTGGTCTTCAGGTAGACCTCGACCTCGTCCTTCTCCTCGTCGGTCCAGTTCGAGGCGATGGCTGCATCGTCGGAGTCGAACTGCCCACCCAGGAACTTCGCCCGGATGGGTCGGGTCTGGAAGATGCGGCCCGCCCTGGTCTCGACGGTCGCCGGGACCACGACGTAGGTGATGTGCTGGTCTCTGGATAGGAACTTCATGGACTCACGCTCCCCAGGCGATGAACCTGACGGTCACGCCTGACTGGTCGGTTGCCGCCGTCGCCTCGGTGCCCAGCGCCGTGAAGACCTGGGCCTTCTTCGTCGCCTGGTCGATATAGACCTGACGAAGCGCGGTCGCTGGACTGGCGATGGAGGCGAGGTCGGTGAAGGCGATGCCTCGCAGGTCCCAAGCGGTGGCGTTGCGGTTCAGGTCCCTGGCGGTGGGACGGAACTGCTTCCAGATGAAGCTGATGTCCTCCCCGGTGGTGGCGTAGGCGTTCGAGAAGGTGATAGTGCCGGTCACCAGCTTCAGCGGGTTCTTGTCGAACTCCGCCATGACTTCCTTGGAGCCGCCCGAACCGGTCGCAGACTGGCCCGTGGCGGCGGTGACGACACCACCGACGATGAGCTGGTCTCCAGCGTCGAGCTTGATGGTCGGGTTTCCCATGCCTACCTCCTGGTACTCGGAGGGAGGGGGCGCGAACGCCCCCCCACTCAGCCGATGGTCTACCCTGTTGCGTTCTTGCCGACCCCGTGGACCTTGGGCAGCTCTAGCTGCCAGCCGCACTCGGTCAGGTACTCGTCCTTGTACCCGTCGTAGTCCGGCGCCTGGATGTCGGTGTGCAACGACGTGTTCGAGTTCGCCAGGAACCGGTACTTGATACGGGTCATGTCCAGGGCCAGCGCGTACCCGGCGTAACCGGTCGGCGTGGTCGAGGTCGGGACCGGGTTGTTCTGAAGGAGCCGGTGCTTGACGATGGCGAGGTGGCCGTGGGATGAGATGAGGTTCCGCACCGTGACGCCGAAGGTCTCGGCCCGGTCGGTGACCTCCAGCCTGCCCTGGGCGAGCTGGTCCAGGATGGACACCCACAGCGGCGAGCAGAACAAGGTGCGGGTGTCTCCGGCGCCGGTGGCCTCGAAGACGTCCTGCATCCAGTCCTCCATCTCGGGCTCGGTCACGATGCCGCCGAAGTCCTTCTGCTTGGCGGTCGCGGCCAACTCGGTCAGGAAGTAGAACATCCCGCCGGTGTAGCGCCGGGGGTTGTCGTTCGAGTCCCCACCAGAGGTGGAGATGTTCCGCTCACCGAACAGCGCGGTGCGCTCGATGTCAATCTTGTGCTCCACGCCCTTCTCGTAGCGCAGCCGAACGCGGTCGGGACCACCGTAGTTCTGGGTGTTCTGCTCGGAACGGGTGACCGCCAGGGGCGTGCGGATAATCTGCGTGTAGTTGAAGGGCTGGGTCTCCAGCACCGTCTTCGGCACACCGGACAGCGCACCTTCTGGGTAGGCGTTGCCGATGATGAGCAGGTCGTCCTTGTCGACGATGGCCGCTGCCTGGAAGCCGTTGGTGCCGTCGTAGCCCACCCCACGAACGATGGTCAGGGTGTTGGTGCCCGTCACGACGGCGGTGACCAGGATGCGCTCACCGGTTCGCGTGATGACCACCAGGTCTCCGACGGAGAAGAACTTGGCGTTGTTCACGACCACCGAGGTCGCGCCGGAGGCGTAGCCAGCGCCGTTGTTGATGGCGTCCCAACGAGCCGGAAGCTCCTTCTCAATCCACTCGAACTTCCAGTTGTTGGCGACCTGGGAGTTCGCCCGGCTGAGGATGACCGTCAGCGGAGCGGAGTCCGGGTCGAGGTAGCTGATGCGGTTCGCCACGTCGCGGATAGCACGACCGGCGAGGACGTTCTTGGTGGACTCCGGCTGCCCGTAGACCACCGACTGGACGATGCCAGGCATGGTGGGGGACCTCCCGTACGAGTAGGGACTACCTCGGAGAGGTTCGGGGCCGCAGGGCGCGGGTGTCCGTTACCTCTTGGCGACCCGGAGGCCGAACACCGATGGCTTCGAGTTGTCCAACAGGTCCAGGACCTCGTCGAACGCGTCCTTCTCGCGGCGCTCACCAGGAGCGCCAGCCACCGGAGCACCGGTGCCTCCGGTCTCTACGTACGCAGCCACCGGACGGGCTCGCTTTACGCCTCGTCCGGCGGTGGGAGCGGGTCCTCCGTTGACCGGAGCCGCAAACTGTGGCGCCAGCATGAGCGCCTCGCGGCGACCCTGGGGCGAGGTGGCCCTCACGGGGCTCGCTCTCACAGCATCGCCGACAGCGGGATTCTGCCAGATTGAGTACGCGAAATCAATCTGCTCCCGGTCCCTGAGGTCCAGGCCGAACTGCTGGATGATGTTCGCCATCTCATCCTCGACGGCGGTTCCCGCCACGTCAGGATGGTCGGTACGGAATGACGTGATGGCCTGCTCGGCGGCACCCATGTACTGCTGCTGGGCGGTCTGATACTGCTGGGCCTGGGATTGCTGCTGCATCTGGTTGAGGATGGGCTGCATCCGCTCGGCAATCTTCGCCTCCAGGAAGGTGTTGAGCTGCTCGGGGTCATCGAAGTCGACCTCCTCAGGACGGAGCGTCGGCGTCCCCCCCGGACCCACACCTTGCTGTGCGGCCATGCCCGCCTGGATGTACGGCAGGGCGTTCTGAAGCCCTATCTCCAACTCGTTGATGCGCTGGGCAGCGGCGCGGTCACGCTCGGCCTGGGACTGGGTGAGCTGGGTGTAACGGGCGTTCAACTCCCGGTAGCCCTGCTCCAACTGCTGAGGGTCCTCGTACTTCGCCGCCCAGCGGTAGCCCTCCTCACCGGGTCCAGCCGGGGGGGCGAGCGCCTCAGCAGGGGGGCTTTCCGCTGGGGCGGCGGTCTCGGGAGCCTCGGGTTCGGAAGCCCCGTCATCGGGCTCGAACCCTTCATCCTCGGCGGCAAGGGCGTCGTCGGTGAACTGCTCGACGGCACCGACTGAGGGGAATCCGAACGGCCCACTACTCATGCTCGGTCACCTCCTCGACCTGGGCAAGGGCCTCCATCTGCGCCCGAGCCTGGTCCATCTTGCGTTCGACCTGCTCGGGGTACTGGAGGACCCATGCCAACGTGTCCATCCTGCCTCGGATGCGTTCGACCTTCTCCATCGTGTCCGTCCGTGGCATCAGCAGCTCGTTGGCGAGGGTCTGGTACTGGGTCAGGAAGTCCTCCTTGACCTTCTCCCAGGCTGGGTCGGCGAACAGGCTGTGGCGCTCCGCCGCCGTGAGGTAGTCGAACTCGGCAGCGGCACGGTCCGTGGTGATTTCGGGGTCGGCCATGACCTCCTCACCGAACGAACGCAGCCGGAACTCCTCGTCGCTCATGGATAGGCTCCTTGGGTCTGGGTCGGTGGCGGGAAGGAGGGCGGCGCTGCGGGGGGCGGTGCTCCTCCTGCTCCGTTCGATGATGGCGTCGGGTTCTGCATCACTTGACCAGGCATCATAGGCATCGGGGCGTTCAGGTAGGAGTCGACGTTCTTCTTGCCGAACGCCTGGAGCAGGTCGGCGGAGAGCTGATGCACCGCCTGAGGCTGGTAGTTCGCCAGGGTGGTCAGCAGGTTCATGGAGTCGGCCCGGCGCTGAGACTCGGTCTGTGCTGAGGACGCCGTCTCGATGTTGAAGTCGAATGCTCCCTCCAGGGCCTCGGGGTCGAACGTCTGGAACAGGACCTCCCCGGCGGGGCCGAGCATCCTGACCACCCGTTCCTCCGTGGTGAACTGCTGGAGCAGCGAGGCGAACTGACGGGCCAGGTGCTTCAGACCCATCAGCTCAGCCAGGCGGGTCTTCAGCCCGAACCGGGTCGCTCCCGCTTCCTGGATGAGGGAGATGCCGGTGGCGGTGGAGGCGAGGTTCTGGGAATCGGTGCCGAGTTGGTAGGCCGTCACGCCGGAGGTCTTCTCGATGATGGCCTCGGTGGCCTGCGCTTCCTCGAACGCCTGCTGGGTGACGTTACCCATGTCGATGCGCTGGAAGACCTGCTGCACGGGGATGTCGTCCTTGATGCGGATGACTCCACCAGGGCGGGGGACCACGTCGCGGATGTCCTCGATGTACTTGGTGTTCACCGCGAACATCGAGTTCAGCACTAGCCGGACGTTGTCCACGCGCTGGTTGACGATGGCGTTCATCAGGTCCTGGAGACCCTCCAGAGGTTCCAGCTCGCCGATGCCCCAGAACTCATGCTCGGCGAGGTAGTCGACGATGCGAACGAAGGGCTTCTCACCGTGGTCGAAGGGGTTCTGATGCGCTCGGATGATGGCCTTGCGGTTCGCCATCGTGATGACCCGTCCGTCGTCGGTCCAGAACTCCATCAGCTCGACCGGGCGCCGCGTGGGGTCCTGGTCCTGGGAACCGAGCCCTATCTCCTGGAGGCGCTTCAGGTGAGGGTCGTCGGAGATGTTCGTGACGCTCACCGAGGACATGCCCTTGGGCAGCCGGTAGATGCCCTCCTTGATGCGCCGGTTGATATAGCTCATCTCCCGGTACGTCCGGTGGATGACATACCTGGCTGAGTCGATGTCGATGGCCTCCGGTGCAGGCCAGAAGTTCATGATGTCGATGGCCTCAGCAGCGGGTCCGTCGTAGGCCACGTAGGTCTTGGAGACCCGCTGAGGCTCACCAGGGAGGTAGCCGACCAGGACTTCCTTGCTCTCGGTGATGGGTTCGCCGTCGATGTTCAGCATCGGCATCATGGGGTTCTCGGGGTCCATGACCGCCTGCTGACGCTTCATCACCTGGCGCTTCATCGGCCCCTGCTCGGTGACCATGTGACGGCGCACGTCCTTGCGCTCGTAGGTCTTCAGGATGCCGGTGCCGTACTTCAGGGCGCCCTTGGTCGCCATCACGAGCTGGATGTACAGGTCGGATTGCTCCGCCGCCCAGTCCAGCAGTTGCTCCATCAGCAGGGCGGGCGCCACGTCCTCAGGACCCATCGGGAGACACTTCATCTTGGGGAGCGAGGCGACGAGACGAGGGGCGATGGCTTCGACCACCCAGAAGGCGATGGGGTAGAAGACCTTGGATTGCCAGTCACCCTGGAGTCGCTTGCCGGTCGATGAACGGTATTGCCGGTAATACCGCTGCCAACGCCGTTCGTACTCACGTCGAGCCTGGTCACCGGCGGTAAACGCCTGGTTGCACCAGGACAGCATCTTGCCGTGTTCGGTCTCATCCGCAGGGTAGAAATCCTCTAGCCCTGAGTCCTTCAGGACGAGGCCGAGCGGGTCGATGTCGACGACGCTAGCGACCACGAGGCTTCGGCTTCTTCTTCTCCGGGAGTTTGGAGTACGTACCGGAGGGGGTGAACTCCTTGGCCGTCTCCTCCGAGATGCCCATCTTCTTGCGGAACTTCGGGTCAGACTTAGCCTTGGCGAATAGCCTGAACTGGCCCTTTGAGACGGCTGGCATCCTTACCCCTGCTTCTTCCGGGGACTCCAGAACAGCGGCATCGCGGCACCGAACAGCAGCGCCAAGAGGAAGAACATCAGGCCGAGCGGAACCAGCAGTAGCTCCAACCCGTCGCCCCCACCGAGATGGGCACTCGGGTCGATGAAGGCAGCCCAGAACTCACAGAACGTGGCAAGGATGAGCAGGATGGCGCCGACCATGTCAGTACCCCACAGGCTTCGGTTTGGGCTTCGGCTTACCCTTGGGCTTCGTCTTGATGACGCTCACCCCGCTGCGGCCCACCGCCCGTACGGTTCGTGAAGCCGGAGTGTTCTTCGTTGACTCCGAGCCACTCACCACACCCTGGCTCACTTCTTGGCCTTCGCGGTCGCCTTGGGAGCCTTGGCCTTCGGGGCCTCGGCCTCATCGCCCTCGGGCTCGTCTTCCTCCTGGGGCTCATCGCCCTGCTCCTCCTCGGGAGCTGGCTCGGGCTCCGTGGTCTCCGCCACCACCCAACGCACGGTACTTCCGTCGACTACCCACTCACCAGGAGCGGCGAGGTGCCCCTCGAACACGGGCATTTCCTGGTCCAGGACCTGTACGAAGGTGCCCATCACATCGCTCCCATCCGGCCCCGAGCCATCAACAGGGCCATGATGCGAGGGTCGACGCCGCCACCAGCACCCGGCGGCATCCCTCCTGCTGGTCCCATCGGTGAAGGCTGTGGGGGCGCCATCGGCCCGTTGTTCCGCATCTGGCTCATGAGCATCCCGGTCAGACCGTCGCCAGCACCCTGAGGGGGCTGAGGTCCACCCGGGGTCATCATGGAGGGACCTGCCGACGGGGCTCTGGCTCGCTTCGCCTTGGCCCTCGCCACCTTGCCCTTGGACTTCGACTTCCGGCCTGGCGCGGCACGAAGGGCCATCGACATACCTCCTCGCGGCGAAGTGTACGTCCGTCGACGCTCAGTTGTAAACGAACAGGCCGGTGGGGGAGTCCGAGGTCATGCGCTCCTCGATGATGCCCTTGGCGACTTCGGGGGCGTACCGGGCCATCTGCAAGCACCCGGCGGCGGAGATGACCCGGTCATCGTGGCAGCCACTCATGCCCTTGGCCTTCCCATCGGAGCCTCGAACGAACGTGAAGCACTCCTCGATGGTGTCAAGGTCCGGGAGGTCAACCTCGTGCATCCGTATCGCAGCAGCGAACTCGTCGAGCAGGATGGGGCGGGTGGAGACGTTGGTATGCCAACCGAGCACGGTGGTTACGGAGTTGGTCCGGTGGTTCACCTCACGCTGATAGAACAGGTTCGGGTAACGAAGCTCCACCTGGAGGACGCGCAGCACCGTCTCACCTGAGCCCTGGGACTCCACGCCGATGAAGGCAGGACGGCGGATGTTCCCTTCATCGGCTCGACCGGGAGACGAGTAGTAGTACCCCAGGCCCTCCAGGTACTCGGCCAGGCTCTCGGGGGGCATCCGCCCATGCAGGGCGGCAACGTAGCGTTTGCGCCCAAGCTCGTAGACATGGGCGGAGGAGAAGTCCCTGCCTCCACGTTCGCTCTCGGGGTCGCCGAAGGAACCCCTGGCAGAGGCCACGGCCTTGCCGTGAGCAGGGTCGGCGAAGATGACGTAGCGACCGTCCCGTCGAGGCTGCTCCCAGACCTTGACGTAACCCCGTTCGTTGGGGCGGAGCATCACGCCACCAGCAGCGACGAACACGTCGCCTCGCAGGGACTCCTTGGAGGAGTGAGCCTCGTAGGAACGCAGGGCTTCCTCATCGAAGAAGCAGGAACCGGAGACGAGGAAGGCTTCTCGGGGGGTCGTGGGGTACTCCTGGCGGAAAGCTCGAAGGTCGCCACGGAGCTTGTTACGGATGGTCCGGCGGCGCCAGGCGAGTTGCTCGGCGGAGAGCTTGACCATGTCGTAGTCGAAGGCGAAGCCCCGGTCCTGAGCCTCACGCTCGTAGGGGTCGGAGGAGTTCTCGATGTCCTCCCGCTCGTCGACCCCGATGGTGGCGACGTACTCACGCTCCAGGAACCACGGCAGGAAGATGGGGATGAAGTCGTTCTCACCCTGCTCAGCCTGGGTCCACAGCTCGTAGAACAGCCCGCCCACGCCGTTGGCGGTGGACTCCACGATGACTTCGGAATCGTCGTCAGGGACGGCCTGCATGATGGCGACCCACACTTCCTCCGCGTTCGGCCAGAACGCAAGCTCGGAGGCGTGGAGCATCTGGATGGTGGCGCCCCGACCGGCGGCTGAGTCCCCTGCGGTCTCCACCTGGATTTCGGAGCCGAGCCCACCCTGGGCAGCGTCGTAGACCAGGTGACGACCTCGTTGCGAGGCGCGGGTGTGGGGTCGTAGCTCGCTCGGGAGGTTGCGGTCGAAGCGTTCGTAGATGCCGAACAGCAGACCGGCGCGGTCCTTCTTGTCGGCGAGGATGACGGCGCGTTGCTGAGGGGTGAGGTGGCAACGACGGAAGAACCTCCCTGCGACCTGGGTGGACATGCCGAGTTGTCGGGACTTCAGGATGAGCGCACGGACCCGGCCTTCACGTTTGCGCTGCTCGGAGAGCAGGCGGTGGACGTAGACCTGGGCGGGTTTGAGGGTGAAGGGGATGAGACTGGCCTGCTTGGAGCGGATGAACAGACACTCCGAGGTGTATGTGGGGAAGGACCCCAGGTAGCGTTCGATACGCTCGTAGGCGTCCTCCCCCACATCGGTCGAACCAGGCAGATATGCGCTGCCTGTATACCCCGCCATGCGCGGAGCTTACTCCTCGTCGCCGCGTCCCTTCGCCAGGGTGATGCCGAGGACGATGAGTCCTATCAGGACTCCCACCGGCACCAGCGCGATAACGAGGGCTCCCCACACGTCACCCACTACGAACCACCCCCAGACTGGTCGATGGCCGAGTTACCGTGGATGACCTGCTTGACCCACAGGTCCCCGGTGTCGGAGTACCCGTACTGCGACACCTTGAAGTGTCCGGTGCCGATACGCGACCACCAGAAGTAGTGGCCGTTCTCGCTACCCGAGCTGTGGATGGGCGCCGGGACACTCTGAGAGGTCATCTCCCATCCCCACCGTCCATCCCACGAGGTCGAGAACGAGTGCGACGTGACGCCGAACCCGTCGTAGCACCAGTTCGCCGTACCGGTGTACTTGAACAGCCACCAGCCGAAGATGTCACGAGCCACTTGGGTCCATTGCACGTTGTACCGGCAGCCATCCACCACGTACCCACCGTCGGACGTGACGTCCATCGTGGTCGGTGTGAGCTGGTCAGACTGTGTATCCGCGTTCGCTGATGGCACTCCGAGAACCGTTGCGAACAACAGCACTCCGAGCATCAGCCTGATGCCCTGACGCATCTATGCTCCTTCCTTCGTAGACGAACGGATTCCCCTTACTCCTCCTCTCCTTCGTCGTCGGGGGGTGGGCTAGCCGAGTACCACACCCACTGGGACAGGCTCTGGTTCCAGAGGTACCAGACGCTCGGGTAGTGGATGGTCGTCCGGCCCACCGGGAATACTTGCAGGCTCGGTGATGGGCTCGACGATGATGGTGGTGCGTTCTTCTCCGATGTCCACGGTTCCTCCTTGTACAGGGTCTTGGGGTCGGTAAGGGTTGGCAGGTGGTCCATCCGTTCGGCGTCGTAACGCTGAGCGAGCTGAGCGAAGGCGATGTCGGGAAGGACCGGCGTGTTCAGCAGGCCGACGACCTTGGCCTTCTGGGCTCGATAGCCCCGGTCTCCCACGATGACCTTGCCGCTCAACTCCACGACCGCCCAGATGCTGCGTTCGCCCCATATCCACATGGCGTTGTTCAGGGCGTAGAAGCCGCAGGTACAGCCCTCCACGGGAGCATCCTGTCCTCGGTGGAACTCCACCGAGCGGTCGGTAGGATTCAACACGGCCTGCTGGTATGTGACGGTCCACGGACCCGTGATGTCCAGTCGGAAACACTCCGCCGTCTGGATGCCGGGGACCCAGGTGTACTTGAAACTGAGCGAGGACAGGGCGGGCAGCGTCCGGTCGGAGGCGTCCTCGGTCAACGCGAACTGCCGCACCGCCAGGATGGGTTCGATGGTGTCGGGGATGGTCATGGCTTGCTCGCTTCCAGGCGGTCGATACGCTCCTGAAGCGCAGCGACGACGTTCGTGGAGGACTCGAAGGAAGCCCTGTAGTGGTCCCGCTCGGTCTTCAGCACCGCGTTCTCGTCGACCAGGGAACGGATGAGACTCCCGACCGGCGTGTCGTCCAGGTGAACCCGTTCACATTCCATGTTCCTGACGCTCCTTCCGTATCCGGTTCCGCTCCACCTTGGCAAGTCCCCGGTACTCGTCCTTATGCACCCTGACCAGCGCCGCCACCGCCTCGCTGTACACCCGTGAGTTCTCGAAGCCCATCACCTTGGCGATGTCGATGAACCCCCGGTACTGCTCGGGATACCTCGACCGCAACTCCTTGCGAGCGATGCTGTACGAGGCGTTGTAGATGTCTTGTCGCTCCCTCGGCGTCTCAACTGGGACCCGGTTCGCCCACGTTCCCTTCGGTGGAAGCTCCTCGGCCAGCACCCGAGCGATGAGCAGCTGCATCCCCCGGTCGGCCTCAGGGACCAAGGGTCGTGGGTAGCCGAACAGGTCCAGGACGTCGTCGTGGTGCAGCTTGCCTGCGATGGCGGCGTCCAGGCATATCTCCTGGGTGGCAACCGTCACCTGAACCCGAGTCTCGGTCCAGTTCGCATCCACCCAGGCGTAGCGGTTGACGAAGCTCTGGATGTGCTGCTCGCTCGACAGCTCCCTGCGCTTCTGACAGAGGACACAGCGCATCTGCCTGCCGGGCGAGCCTGTAGCGAAGTCTTTCCCGCACTCCACACAGACCTTCAGCCTGCGACGCCAGACGTACCCTCCGGTCTGCCTCTGGCGTCTAGGCATCGGAGGATTCCTTGCGAGCCGACCCGTACGCCGTGTAGTACAGGCCGTTCCCTGACTCCCCCGGTGTGAGCACCAGGGGGCGGAACCCTCCACAGTGACGAATCCACTCCCGAGCGAAGGCTGCATACATCGCTCGAAGCGTGCGCTTCTTGATGGTGGCGAGGCGGATGTCAGGCGAGACCGAGTTCTCCTTGCCCATCGCCTTCTGGACCCGCTTGCCGACCTCCAGGTCCTGGGTCGCCATCGCCACGGCGAACGCTTCCTTGCTCGGGTAGCTGTACCTCATCTGAGGCCCCTTCCTCGAAGAACCATCCGGGCTCGTACAGCACGAGTTCCCCGGCCTTGGCACGAGCCAGTACCGTGTCACGGAGCCGGACCTCGAACGTCCCTGCATGGGACGCCGACATCCTCACCGCTGCCCACAGGGCCACATGCGGGTCCTGATAGGCGAACTCCGACCCCTGAGGAGACTCATCCCCCAGGTAGTCGACCCTGACAACGTTCAGCACCACATCCCACCTTTCCGGCCCCAGGAACCCGCGTGACCTGCACCCGACCTCCCCTTCCAACGGGCCGGGCCTACCTGAGACACCCGGCCCCCTGGGGCCAAACCACCCATCTGACCTGCGACTTGCTGTCCTCCCCAGAACAACCCTCAGCTCACAGGGATAGATGGGACCGTCGGGACCGTCCCGACTCCCCTCGTATATGCCCCGAATCCGAACCCGGTGTCAAACCCACACCCTTCGCGTGTAACTTACGGTTCACCACCAGGGCGTTTGCGTAACGAGGGAGAGAGGCGTACGGTCCATATCTCATGCCGGTCAGGCCGTTCCGAGCGAAGTATCCGGGGACCTGCTCAGCGTGCAGACGTCCCATCGCCCCGAAAGACCTCCTGACCGGCGAGAAGAAGAACTACCGGCACTTCGCGTGCCCCATCGACCAGGAGCGGGCGATGCTCGACGTTCCCGAGGCCATCTTCATCGCCACCTACGAACTACCCATCGAGCGACGGGCATCCTTCCTGCAAGCGCACGGCTACTACCCCGACGGCCCCAGACCCTGGGCGAAGCTCGTCCCCAGGGTCCCAGGAGTCAAGGTATGAACATCATCAGGACCCGCCAGTTCCGCCGAGCCGCTACGAAGGCCGGACCCCTGCGGGTCGTCGACGCCACCACCGGCGAACTGCTGGAGGAACGCCCCGCCTACAAACCGATGGAGGTTCGAGCGGTCGTTCATTCTGGGGGCAAGCGGAACCCAGGAGGGGTCTGTCACAACTGCGGTTGCCCCGGTCTCACCTGGGTCACAACCTCGACCGGCAAACAGCTCCACAGCCCCGAAGGCAGGAGACACTTCTGCCCATAGCCCAGATGCATCGACCCCCTCGCCTTCAGCCCTTCGACGAGAGGCCCCGAACATCTGGAGATTCACAATCGCACAAGCTCGGGTGCGAAGGAAGGACCTGTGCCCAGATAACGCCCCTCTCCTTCCTGCCGGAGGCGGAACACCGCACGGAGAGTGAGCTACCACCCACCCCCAGATTCAACCCCCCTTCGGGGGGTGGGGGGGGGTAGAGGAGAGATAGATAGGCCCCAACAGCTCAACCTCCACCTTAGGTACAGGGTTCGCTCCCGTGGTTGTCTAGATGGATGACAACACTAGGGGTGTCAGGCAGACACCCTGCTCAGCCCGATAACGCAGCAGGGCTACGAAGGCATCAGAGTAGTTTGACCCTCACACCGAACTGAGGGGTGGGTCTCTTGGTTGGGTTGATGCCTTGCACTGGATGGGATGGTGCTTGACCCAGCAGCCTTAGAACCGCTGCTCCTGACCCTAGGGTAGACCTAGAGCCAAAGCCTCTACCTAGCAACGGTAGCGGCCCGAACCGGGCCATCCTCTCCCCCTTCGGGGGAGAGGTATGTCCCGACAGCGGCTTCCGGATCGGGGCAGATTGGAAGTGTCGGAACGGCGACGGGTCGTTCCACGTTCCCTGAAAGGGGGGTTAGCCAGATATGGCTGACAAGACGCAGCACTACACCCAGGAGGTCTGGGACTCGCTCCCAGAGTCCACCCAGCTCGACCTCACCTCCACCCTGGAGGCTTCAGGCATCAAGCTGGTCATCGACCAGCCCAAGGAGTCGGTGGAACTGGTGGATGACATCACCACGTTCCTGGTCCAGAACTCCGTCAAGACCCGGAACAAGTTCCAGGTCGCTGGTCTCCTGGAAGGCAAGCCGGTGGAACTGGCTGGCAGCAACGGGCTGCTCATCAACGCCATCCACCTGGACAAGGACCAGGCTGCAACCCTGAAGGGGTTCACCAAGGACGGCAAGGCTGCCTTCAAGGTGGTCGTCACCGCTGTCAGCCTGGTGGAGGCCATCACCGGCTCCAAGTCCTGAAGGACAGGGAGGGAGAGGGCCTGAGTGCCTTCTCCCTCCCTTCTTTCGTTCCTGTAAGGGCTGGAGGGTCCAGCCAAGAACACCGAGCAAGGGAGGCCATCATGGTCACCGAACGTTGTCCAGCTTGCGCCATCATCGGTTGGCAGGGAGCCTCGCACCTTGAAGCCTGCCCCAACAAGCCTGCTGTCGAGGCTGAGGCTGTGCCGACACCAGCCAAGAAGCGCCCCAAGAAGGCCACCAAGAAGGTGGCTGTCCAGAACCTGTACGACAGCCTGTGGCAACGCTGAAGCTGCACGCTTCAGCAGGGAGAGTGAGCCAGCCAGTAGGGCCGGGCATCAGGAGCGGCATGGCACGTTCACTCTCCCTGCTGAGCCGTGGAGCAGGAGAACGTCGGGGGGTCCTGTTCCACGGCTCTTATCCGTACCAGCGTTGGGTTGGTACGACAAGCACGGACACCGAGGAGGTGTTGGGAATGATGAACCGGGTCGATGTCATCGTCGCTGCTCAGGGCGCTGATGTTGGGGTCTTCGCTCATGGTGACCCTGCCGTCGTCGAAGCGTTCTCCCAGCTTCGCAGCGTCGTGTACCTCTCAGGTGCTCCAGCAGCGGTGCTGCACCTGAACGTGCCGGTGGAGCGCTCCAAGCCATCGTTCATCGTCCTGTACGACCAGGACACCGAGGCCACGCCCATCCCAAGCTGCAACCGGTTCCACGAGGACGAGTCATGAAGGCGTTCAAGCTGAGGTGGCTGCTGTGATGACGTTCCGGTTCGACATCAGGGAGAACCCCGACGACCCTGGACACGCTGAGCTGTCCATCTCCAAGGAGTGGGGAACGCTGCCGGGGATGCTAGAGGAGGTCGGCACGTTCCCCTTCAGGGACCTCGACTTCATCAAGTTCACGGCTAGGACGGTCACGCTGCTCGCTGAGCTGGCCGGTCCCATGCTGGAGGAGCACTAGGCTTCACCGCTACGCCCGCCCCCAAGACAGGGAATGGCGGTGAAGAAGGGGAGCCTTCCAGGCACATGCGGGTCCTGGGAGGCTCCCCCCTTTTCAAACCGCTAGCTTCCGCCCAGCCTGACGACCACGCTCACCTAGTCGGTGACGGAACGACCCTCACGCTTCCTAGCGATGGCGACCACCACGGTCTCCAAGGCACCGTCACTCATCCCTGATGGCGTCGCCTCGACGACCTTCCCAACATCGCCCAACTTCACCGAGGAATCGCTCAGCTTGGTGAGGCTCGGCACGCTCAGTTCCTCACCCTTCAAGGTCTCCATCCCGTCGCTCACCACGTTGACCATCTGGCGGGCCGTGGACAGCCGCTTGCGGTGCAGTTCAAGGACCATGTCCTCCAGCCTGGTGCGGGCCAACGAATCCAGATGCCGGTCCCATGCACCGACACGCTCGACCCATCTCCACTTGATGGACCACCTGCCGAACAGAGATGAATCGTGACCACGGGCCTCAGACAGGCGCCTCAGGCTGCGATGCTGGCGTTCATCCCCCTCGTAGGCCATCCTCAGGTAGCCATCGAAAGCGGAGAACGCCTGCCTGGATTCGCCCTTCTGCCGCTCCCACAGTTCTCGTCCAGGTGAGAAATCTTCGATGGGTGTCCAGTTCCGTTTCTTGTACGAACCGACGCTCATCCCAGGCAGAACGCCCTCTCCCACGCTCACGATGGAGGTCGGTTCAGACGGCACGGCTGACACCCTCGGCCTTCACAGCAGGGATGCGATACCCCGTCTCCCCACATGCAGCGCACTCGAAGTAGGCGGCGTCCGGTGCCCAGTGTGCCTCTCCAGGCCGGGTCACGGGATGCTTCCACGCTAGGGGCACCCTCACCCAGATGTGCATGTGCCATCCGTCCTCAGGCTTGTCCTCCACGGTGGCTCACCTCCGGTACGGTCTCGGGGTAGGTCATGTAGGTCAGAGCCTGGGTGAGGAGCCCGAGGATGGCGAGGAGGTCGCGGCGGGTGAAACGCTCGGTCTCATCCAGGTCCAGTTCTGCGTAGTCCTTACCCTCGGTCAGCCTCAGGGTGAACGGACCGGCGTGCCAGGTCTTGGTATGCACCAGCATCACGGTCACGTCCTCGAAGCGGTCCACAATCTCAGGGACCTCACTCATGCGCCCACCCTCCTGACTACTCATCCGGGTCCTCCAACAGCTCCGAGTGCCTGCTTCTCCGTGAGCTGCTCTACCTCGCCGGTCTTGCGGTCCTTGTGCCACAAACGTCCCTGAGCATCGGACTGCACATGACCCAAGCCATCCGTGTCTGACAGGTACTGCTCACGTCTGGACTTGGGGTCCCCCCCAAACTGCTTGTTGATGACCTCGTCATCCCAGTACCTCGACCTGGTGCGATTCGGCATCGCTGCCTGAGCGATGGACAGGCCCGCCACCTTGTCTTTGAAGGTGATGTGGCAGGCACAGCCGATTCCACGACCACAGCGAGGACAGGTCACGCAGCCACGGTACATCAGGGGTCCAGCAGGCGCAAGTTGGAGAGGGCAAAGGGGGGGACCGTGAGCAGGGAAGTCCTGTACTCACGGTCCCCTGGGTGGGGCCTATAGCTCGGCGGGTTCGCCGATGGTGTCCAGCGCCCAGCCTTTCAGTTCAGGCATGGACCACAGCAGGTTGCGCCCCATTTTATAGAGAGGCTTGGGGAAGGTTGTGTATCGACGACGCCAGCCATAGACACGCTTCACGGAGACCCCGTAATCCAACGCCAGGTCCCGCGCTGTCCACAAGTCGGTGCCGTTGAAGTCCTGCATGGTGTTCTAGCTTAGCCTCCTTTCTCGGATGGGGATAGGTCGGATAGGGCGTCCAGGGCGGCTACGAGGTCCTTACTTAGGCATGCGGTGTCGGCTCCCCACCAGGCGTGTCCTGTCCCCGAGAGCGGGTGGCCCATGCTTCAAGGTCGTCGAATCGAGTAGCCACATCCGCAGCAGCTTCGCCAGCGTCGAGCATGACCGCTGTGTCCAGGTCGGAGCCGTCAGGACCGCCGCTCGACATCATCACGAAGTACCAGTAGAGCGGCTCCAACGCCGCCAGTAGGTCACGCTCGCTGACCCGCAACCGCTCGATCTCGGCCCGCATGATGCGCTCTGCGTTGGCTCGCAGCGTGTGTAGCTGCCGCTCGCCTTCCAGCGCGGTACGTGCGTCACGCTCGCTGGCGAGGATGGCGGCACGGTCACGGATGAAACGGTGAAGCCAGGCGGCGGGAGCATCGAACGAGAAGTCCTCGTTCGAGTCGGCCCATTCCGAGGCCGTGAGCACGTCTTCGTCCGTCAGTCGGTCGCTCACGATGCGTCCTCCGGTGTCGGGTCGGAACGGAGGATGAAGTCGCTCCGCTCATGCGGACGATGCTTCGCGCAGAACCCCCGCCACCCTTGGCCGGTCATCCACACCACGCCAACGGAGGGCTCCTTGCAGTAGTGACCATCATGTTCGAGGTCGGCGTCCAACGAGCGCCAGACATCCCCGTCCTCGTTCAGAACCCGGCGACAGGTGCGCTGCATCCCGTGTCGGAACAGCGCCGCCACGAGCCGTGCGTTCTCCTCCTGGGCGGTGCGGAGTTGGTCGCGTAGCTTCGATGCGACCTGCCACTCGAACGGCCAGCCTTCGAGCGCATGACCGTTCTCGGTGGGACCACCGCATGTCGGGCACTCCACGTCATACCGTCCCGGCTCCTGCCCGGTGTCGTCAGCCATGTCTACCGGCATGGGACGGACACCCTCGGGCCAGTCCTCATAGCCCATCAGTTCAGCCTCCGTCCGTGCTCCTGGTCGTTGATGGCCTCTAGCTCGTAGAACTTCTGCCACTGGCCGTCCATCGCTGCGACGCAGACCATCAGCAGATGTTCGTAGTCGTCGGACCGTGCATCGTCCAGCACAGCCTGAACGTACTGGCCGTCAGCACCCGCTTTCAGCAGGTGACGCTCCACCGCCCCCATCACAGCGAAGGCATTGCCGTTCACGCCGACCAGCAGGTCTGAGCCTGGTGCGAAGTCCGGCGGCTTCATGGTGCCGTCGCCTTCTGCGCCGCCCACCTGCACAGCAGGCATTGAGGGTCGGGCTTGTTCCGATGCCACCCTGCGACGTGGCGTGCAGCACGGTCGGACGCTGTGAGCATCGGGATGCGTCCCTTCCAGGTCGCCCGGTTCACTCGGCGACCTCAGCGTGGGTGATGGTGTGGTCCAGCAGGATAAGCACGTCGGCCAGGTCGGTCGCGGCGTTGTCGTTGAAGGACTCCGAGGTGAGGTACTTGCCGTCGAACTTGGTGCTCACCGTGACCGACAGCCAGTCCTCGGCCTCGCTGATGATGGACTCACGGTGGGAGTCGTAGGGCTTGGTGCCACAGAGGTACAGCCCTGCCAACTCGACGGCGCCGACGAGGCAGTAGTGAGCGACCTCCTCCACAGCGACCACCCCTGACCGGAACGGGACCTCCTCGAAGTCGGCGTTCTTGAAGTACTCCCCCTTCATCCAGGCGCCATCGACTTCCAGCAGGTCGTGAGCCTTCCTGAGCACGTCGACTGAGTTCACTTCTCCATCCCTTCCCATAGACGCCGAGCCTGGTCCCGCATCTGCTTGCGCTCGGCCTTCACCTGACGGTCCATGACGAAGCGAAGCTCACGCGCTACCACGGTGAGGTTGTCTTCGACGTTCCTGAGCACCTCTCGCTGCACGTTCAGCTCGGTGAGGATGTCCTCCACACTGCCGTACCGTGGAGCCCTCGGCTTGGCAGGCGGTGGACGTGAGCCGTTCTCCTGGGGCGGCACGTTCTGAGCCACCACCACCAGCCAGGTCCTGAACGCCTCGGTGGGGATGCGGTAGTTCTTGTGCGGTCCCCGACCCTTGAACTCCTCAGAGGGCAGCACGCCAGCGTTCATCGCTGCCTTGACCTCGTTCGACGTGACACCGACCTCGGCAGCCTTGATGTACGCCTGGTTCTGCGAGAGGAACTCGCCGTCCTCCTTCACCAACGGCCCACCACGCTGCTCCTTCAGGGTCTCGATGTCTGAACGGCGGTACAGGGCGACACGGATGTCACCCTTCCAGGCCATCGTCCGTGGCACCTTGCCGTCCACGGCCCACTTGTTCAGCGTGCTCTGACCCACGCCGAGCAGCTCCGCTGCCTCGACGGTGGTCAGCATGGCGTCAGTCCCCGTTCGCGTGGTCATTCCGATGCCGTCCCTTCTCTCTGGTGGATGCAGCCCTGGCTGCTGCCACGAACACGACCGCCAAGCACGTCGCTCCCAGGACCAGGTCGGCGATACCAACGACGTACATAGCCGCCGTCATGGTGTGCTTGGGTCCCCACATCGGGGCCTCCCATACCATCAGCAGCCCGATGCTGCCGAACACCAAGGCGTAGATGAGCAGCCAGCGGTACTTCACCGGCGCCGCTTCCTCGGTGTGCCGAGGTCACGTTCGATAGCCTCGACACGGATGGTGTTCTTGTAGATGCGCCCTGCGATGGACAGGAATCCAGCAGGGTGCTTATAGCCCCGCCGTAGTACCTCACCGCTTCTTCTCACGATGGTCTCGGAACGCACACAGGTGCAGCGTCCACACCACCATGTCCTGGTGACGAAACGCTCGTCGGCATCCACGTTGATAACGTGGCGGTCCCAGAAGTGCCCTACATCACGGCACTTCAAGAAGTGGTCGGGCCACTTCTGCGCCTGCTGCTCAGGAGTCAATGCTGACGGCTGAGGTTCTGGCGGTGTCGCTGCCACCTGACGCTCCCTTCTGACGTCGGCCCAAACAGGACCAGGGGGGTGAACGTAACACCCCCCTGGTCACTGTGTCTAGGAGGCAGGTTCTAGTTGGAGCCCGCCTTGATGTCGCCGGTGATGGAGATGAAGTCACCGTTGCGGAGCGGCCTGTTGAACTCGGCCAACAGGATGCCGTTCACCTTGATGGTGCCCCGCGTGGTCTCGAACCCGGCCCTCTCCACCAGGTCCTCGACCGTCTCTCCGTCCGACAGCGCGAACTCCTGGACGGGGGCGCCACCGAGCTTGCCGACCTTCACGAACTGGACGTCCATGTTGCGACTCTCCTTCCGTTCCCTTGGGTGGTTGCTAGCAACTCAGGTCAGGTGAATCCTCAGGACGAAGTCGAACGTCTCGTCGAACAAGACGTCCTCCCCCGTCGCCAGCTTCTTCACGTTGTCGCAGATGAGGGCAGCGGTGAGCATCGGCGTGTAGACGATGCTGCGCTCTGTACAGGGCGCTTCCTCCGCTCCCTCATCATCGAACAGCGTGTCCTCGTACCTCTGCTGCTGCGTGACGTCCTGAACCTCCACGGTGAAGATTCTCAGGACCCGTGCTCCCATCCTGGCGTCGATGTAGTGGCGAGCCTCCGAGGACTTGACCAACTCCCAGATGGCTTTCCGGGCCTTCATCGAGTCCACGCCACTCACCACGACCGATGCCGTGATGGGCCTGTTGTGTACGAACGGCCTCACCTCCTCGGTCAACCCCGTGACCATGCACGTACCGGCCAACAGGTCGACCACTTGGCTGAGGGCTTCCACCTTCAGCATCCCGATGTGAGCCTCCCCATAGAGCTGGTTCGGCTGGTTATGAACCTCGACGGAATCGAAGTCCATCACCGTCAAGCTGGGAAGGCCCATCTTCGCCAGGCCCAAGCCCGTCCATGAGCCGATGCCTCCGGCTCCTATCAGCAGCACACCACCAAGGGCCTCCAACTCCTTGGGGTGGCACAGGTGCAACTGACGGGCGAAGATGGCGTCCACCTGCTCATCGGTGGCTCCGACCAGCGTGGTCATACGCCATCGTCCAGGGCGACCTCGCTGTCCTGCTGCTCCAGGAACGCCTTGGCTGCCTCCTCAGGGATGAGCAGTTCCACGAACGCCTCCAACGAGGTCACTTCGGCCTTGTTCAGCCCCAGGAACTCGGTCAGGTACTCGATGTCACCCTCCAACCGCGAGGTCAGTCCTTCGAGGTCGAGGGACCAGCCAGCAAGCTCAGGGTCCTCCATGTCCCTGCCGACGTCGGCCTTGGTGTCCAGGTCCCTCGCCAGGAGGAGCAGGGCTTCATCGGCGTCCAGCTCGGTTGACGCTGATGCCGTCAGCGGCACGTAGCCGTACATCTCCGACCAACTCATCTCCCCCATGTCCAGGGGGCTCGAAGCCATCTGATGTTCGGTCGGCTTCGACGTACTGACGACGACGCCACTGGTAGGGATGGGGTCCCACCGCCCCTTCTGGGCGTTCCAACGAAAGGGACGGTCTCGCAGGGTGGCCGTGTCCTTCTTGGCGAAGTCCTTGCCTCGGCTCCACTCCTGCTCCCGCTCGTACCAGCGCCACCACACGCCGTTCTCCCAGCGTTCCATGCCCTCCCGCAGCCCCTTCTCGGACGGCGGCAGGCCGGTCTTGGCGTCCCAGGCGCCACCGTAATGACCCGGCCCAGTCAGCGTTGGCTGATACGAGTTGAACTTGCACCGCTCGGCGATGAGTTGCCGGACCTCGTCGACGTCACCCTGGGTGGTTGGGACAAAGAGCACAACGTCCAGTTCCTCGTGCATCCACCAGGGGTCGTAGGTGTTCAGCCAACATTGCATGTCACCGGCGGCGTTCAGCACGAGCGCCACCATCCAACTCCCACCGACCCAGGTACGGATGGTGTTGTCGTCGGTGGCGGAGAAGAACGCTGGCAGCGTTCCGTGGGAGTGACCCCACAGCTTGATGTCGGCGACCTCGTCGCCTCGGCCCTCGTTGGACAGGGCCATCATCAGGTTCGTCGTGGCGTTGTCGTCGAAGTCCGAGTGCCCGGCGCTGTTGTCCTGGTCCACCAGGAACACCTCGCTGAGCAGCATGTCCTCGCCGAACAACTTGACCGTGCCCAGCCACGAGATTTCCTGCAAGCTCCCGTTCACCGACGCACGAGCGTTCTTCACGAACAGCCACATCGTCTTCCATGCCTGTGGCGTCACCAACAGCCTGCGGTTGTCGCTCATCGTCCTCCCCTTGGGTGGTAGGGTCTAGCACCTACGTACGTGGACCAGGTCGGTTTCTATCGCTCAGTTCGAGGGGGCATCACCGACCAGGATGTTGAAGCCGACGATGAGGCCCTCGTTGACCTCGAAGGCCGCGTTCGTCGCCAGTTCCAGCAGCATCGACCTGAGCTGACCCCAGCTCTCCCGCTCGTGCGGCGCCGTCTGCATCAGGATGGTGTTGGTGGGGCCATCGTTGGCAGCGGTGAGCACCTGACAAGGCGGGCAAGGCTCACCCCGATGTAGGTGATTGTCCCGCTGGACCACCAACAGATGCTGCCGGAACTGCTCCGACATGGCGGCGATGGTCTCGCCGGTCAGCCCGTCACCCAGGTCGGTGTAGTTAGCCCAGTCCTCGTAGCCCTCGTTGCCCAGCAGCCGCATCAGGACATGGGACTGGCTGCCCACATATCCAGCGACAGCGTGACGGCACAGGTCCTCCATCATGAACGACTCGGGGCTCTCCTGAGGACCACAGACCGGGCAGTTGTACCCACCGTGACTGTCGTTCGTGCAGTACGACCACATGCCGGTGTTCAGCATCCGCTCGTCGCAGAAGGGACAGAAGATGCAGCCACAGTCCCCGGCGTCCTCGTTCTCCCCGCAAACATCACAGAACGAGCAGGAGCACGCACTCTCCCTGTTCCCACACTGACCACAGCGGTTGCACTCGCACTCGTCCATGACGTAACCACAGTCACCACAGGGAGCTGGTGCTAGTGCGTAACTCAGCACCGGGGAGTTCTCAGCGATGCGCCAGGTCGTGTAGTACTGCCCGTAGGCATCCTCCTCATGCACCTCAGGCAGGTAGTCCAGCACGTAGAAGATGCAGGTGTCCCACGCTCCGTCGCTGAGCATCCTGGCGATGTCACCGTCGATGTTGCCGAAGCACGGCAGCCCGTCAGCATCCACATGCGGATGGGTGAAGTCGGAGTGCGGGTAGTCCTCACCACGGATAACCTCAGCCCGAGGCGTCAGCCTGTGGATGGTGACCGTCGGCCTGACCAGGGAGAGCTGGATGCAGAACTGGCCGAGCCTGCGGATGGTCCCGTCGTTCAGTAGCTTGGTGGTCATGTAGTTGGTGAACACGTACAGCGCAGGGAAGGTCACGCTGTCACGGATGCGGGTTCCATCCGCCCTCCTGAGAGGCTCGACGATGTCGGTCCCATCGATGAAACGACGCAGCATCACCGTCTGAACCTCAGGACGACGCAGGATGCTCGCCAAGCGCGGCTCCACGTCCTTGGCAGCAGGACTATCAGCCGCTTCAATCTGCTTCATGCGCTGCTGGAGCGTGAACATGGTATCTATCTGCGCACGCAGCGCCGAGCGGTACTGCTGAGCCTGAGATTCAGCCCTGCGTACCTGGTCCTTCAGGGAGTCGTAGTCGGAGTTGCCCACCGCCGTCCATGAATCGACGTTGCCCTCCACCAGGCGCTTGACCTTGTCGTCGTCCATGCTCGGAGCGACGACCTGGGTAGACTGAGGAAACGCCTTCAACTCCAGGCGTACCTGGGCCTCCATCAGCGCAGCCTCGTGAAGCTCCGCCATCATGACCGCTGATATATCGAGTACCACGTTCCTTACCTCCCTTCCTCCGCTCGCTTCATACGGTCCAGGTGGTAGTCCTTCAGCGCGGCCTCCTCATAGATGTCGAAGGTGATTACCCTCCAGCCACAGGTGCAGCGGAGGTCATACCTGGTAGTAACCGTCGTCTTTATCTCGTGCTTGACCGATTCTCCTGAGCGACGACGCGCCACTCCTTCCTCCTTCCATTGATAGGGGTTCCGGTCGGGTCGGTCGCTATCAATGTGTCCCGATTCCCGATGCCGTGTCGGGACCCCTGCTTCGTGCGTAGGAGGAAGACGTTCTCCTTACGGAAGCGGTCGGTTCCGGGTCCCCTTCAATGTGCCCGGATTCCGATGCGTCTGTCGGAATCCCTACCTGGGGACCCCAGAAGGGCTACGCCCGGCGGTACTCAGCAGCACGTCGACGTGCCCCTTCGTTGGAACAGGTCGGACACTGTCGAGCAGTACGCCCAAACTGAGAGTGACCTCGTGAGCAGACCAACTTGCGCGACCGACGTAGGTTCTCGGCATGAGTCACCGGTTCCAGGTGGTCGGGGTTCACGCACCTTGGGAACCGACACCGATGGTCCAGCTCTAGGCCCTCAGGGATAGGACCCACAACCAGTTCATACGCCGTTCGGTGGGCGCTGTGCATCTCACCCGTATGCCAGAACGACCCGTAACCCAGCGCCTGGTGAGCGCCCAGCCACCACCAACACTCCGTCTCTGGGTCACGAACGACCTTCACCCAGAAGCGCCGCTGCCAAGTCACCGGAGCAGACGCTCCATCTCATCGAGTTGCTTCCTCATCTGCCTGATGGTCGCCTTCAACTCCTGTTGGCGAGGGGCTTCGGCCAGCGCCTCAACGAAGGTTCGGATGTCATCCCAGTACCAGCAGACCACGGTGCGTCCGTGGTCCTCACGCATCGCCACCGCTGGACACCGCACGCTGCCGATGGGCAGCGCCGCCTGTGCCTGGTCCAGCGCCTTGGTCACGAACACCGGCATCCGTGCTGGCCGCTTGCACTCCCACCCGAACGCCGACCACAGGGAGTCCGGCTCGAAGCTGATGTCGTTACCACCTGCCCCACCTGAGAGCGGGGTGCGCTTGGCCCCAGCCATCGAGCGGGCGAACTCACGCTCGAAACGAGCCACCCTTGTTACGAGCGGCGCTGCCACCCCGAGGCATCAGGACTCCTTCCTCATCTTCCACCGCCCTTGTTACGGGCGCCGGAGCCACCCCTAGGTGACATCGTCGAACAGGCTCGCCGTGCCGAGCGGGTCGACAGGGCGGGGGCGGCGAGGGGCGAGCTGACGGATGGCTTCGAGGGCATGGGACTTGCACATGTCCTCGACCGCCACCTGAGCGGCACGACGCTTGCCGTCCCTGCTCTTGGCCGCAACCTCCAGCACGTACTGGTCCAACGGGTTAGCGACGATGGGGTTCAGTCCATCAGCTCGGCATCGCAGACAGATGAACGGGGCGTGTCTTGACATCCCTCCTCCTCCTCGGGGAGACTCTCTTGGAGCCACCGTTCCCGGTTGAATGGCCCCAGGCCGTACAGGTCTTCGGGAGCGAGCGGTTCGCGGCCCTTGGGTGGGCTGTGAGAGGCCCCGTGACCTGACGCACGGGGCCTCTTGCTACCCATCAGAACGACGGGGCCAGGGACACGTCGTACTCGATGAGCCAGGCCAACATGCCCTGCATCATGCTCTCCGACGCCGTCTCCTTAGCGATGGGATAGGTCCATCCATTCTGCTCACACAGCGGCTGGAGCACCCGACGCTGGAACCCGATGCTGTCCAGGTCTTCGACCCGCTCCTGATAGGTGGCGAGCACGCTCTTGTAGATGGCGATGAAGTGGTCCCAGGTCTCATTCGTCACACCGGTCCCTGCCACGGACAGGTTCGGAGGGTAAGGGTGAGGTTGAGCGTTGGTCTCGCTGATGCGGAGCCAGATGAGGAACCGCTCGGCCCGTGCCATCGTGGCTTCCGGCGGCTCACCAGGCAGCGCAGCCATGCCTGCCGCGTTCAAAGCGTTGCCCCGCTGGATGGAGGCCACACGCTCCGGGGACATGGTGTTCTGAGGACCACCGCCACCGCCGTAGGTGTAACCGGGACATGCCTGCACCTTGAACTGCTTGCGGCCCTGGAACTCCGCCCGCTCCTCCAGGTCGATGGCCTGTGGTCCCTTGCCGATGAGCAGACGCAGGGCATCGGCGCACTTGTCCGACAGCGTCTGGATGTCACCGTTGAAGTCCTCGGCCACGATGACGTCGTACACGGTGGAGTTGTTCTGCCCCACCCTTCGGCCCGTGTCCTGCACCTTCAGGATGTTCAACTGATGCGTGGTCATTGCCACCCCTTCTCCTCTAGCGCCTCTGTCTGGGCGTCCAAGCTCCCGCCACGCAGCCCGATGACTCGCAGCCATGTGTCCTCGCAGACCTCGCACTCATGCGTCGGTCCGTGATGGGTCTTCCAACAGTTCCTGCACTCATCCCCACTCGGATGAGGGGGGTGGGGCAGGGGGATGCCAGGGTCCGGCACCACCTCCAGGTGCTGAACCGCTCGTATCAGCTTCGGGAAGAACGCGACCTGCTCGGTGCCCTCACGCAGGGCCTTGTAACAGGTCCAGCAGTAGCGAGTGGCGATGTCTTTGCCCTGCCCACAGGAGCACCGGCTCCCCATGTACTGCCCTGGCAGACGGGGGAAGTGGTCGTAGTCTCCGTCCCCCAGGTGACGCCACAGACGCTTGCCGTGCTGGTAGGCGATGGGCATCTTGCACGCCGACTTCTCGCAGGCGAAGACCTTGTTGGTGTCCCAACCCTTCATGACTCACGCTCCTGACGAGTCTTGCTTCCGGTCCCGGACGTACTCCTCAGGCTCGACCCCGAGCAGGTCCCTGATGGCCTGAGCAACTTTGGGTGAGGCGGGCTTCACACCCTGGGAGACCTTCGCCACGAAGGAGTAGCTGACCCCAGCCCTGACGGCGATGTCCCGCAAGGTCACCTTCGGTTCGACGAGGCGACCGAGGGGCGTGGTGTACTGCTTGGTGTCCGGCATGGTGTCACGTTAGCGCACCTTGCCGAGAATGTCTAGGTCGAAGTCCCGTTGCTCTTGCCGCTCTTACGGGTCACCCCGATGTACGCGGCCAAGGCTCCGATGACGGAGCCCAGGATGATGGTGAAGAACCGTGCGGTGTTCTCACCCAACGTCCTGTGACCCCACACCACAGCCAGAAGCGCGGTGAAGGCAACGATAACCAGGACCGTCCCGACGGCGAGCGCCAGGATGTAGGCCACACGGCTCCGGTCCCCGTTCGTGGTCATGGGTTCAGCGTGGCCTTCGTCTTGTCGTACTGGATGTAGTACGCCTGGTCCTGACCCGTCTGCTTGTCCCGCCCACCAAGCACATCGGAGACGGCCTTGGCCCGTTGTTCCTGGGTACGCCATGAGCCAACGTCTGAGTAACCAAGCTGCTTGGCATCGTCGTCTGTAAGCACGTCCCCTCCCGTCGGTGGTTTCGTCGGCATGTACGACGTGACCGAATCAAGGTACGCCCGTGCGGTCCAAGGGGACCGCTTCAGCCCTGCGTACTGCTGGGTCCACGGGGTATCGGGCTGCCAGATGCCGTCCCAGTGACCCTTCGGGTCCCAGGTGTTGTGCCCAGGTTCGAGCCCATCGTTGTGCGCCTTCAACCCAGGCTTCAGGGCGGCGCCAGGTGAACGCACGACGGGGATGCCGAAGTTCCGGCAGACCCAAGCGTTGAGCTTGGCTGAGGCTTGAAGCTGAGGGACGGTGAGGTTGCAGGTGTCCGGCATACAGACGTGCTCGATACCCAGGAACACCCTCGATGCTGAGTAGGCGTGCCAGCACCACTCATCCGCCGACACGTACTGATGCACGCTGCCGTCACGGAACACCGCGAACTGAACCGCCAAGCCACGGTCCTCCAAGGCGTTGAACGGGTCGCCGCACCCTGCGGTGAAGTGGTCGATGATGCCGATGGGCTTGCCGCCAGCCCAGGGTCCGTTGTTGTGCGCCGACGGCCTGTTGGTGGCGCCGGGGTACTGCATGTGGAAGGTCGCCATGCTCACCTCATCCCATGTAGGTGATACCGGGTGTCGTCGCAGCAGCCGCAGCCTGCTGACCGGCAGGCGGAGCGATGCCGAGGCGACGCAGGTACTCCAGGATGGCAGCCGAGGACTCGGTCGCCAGGCTCTGCTGGTACGGCGGCACCGTGTAGTCCAGGGTGGAGATGCCGGTCTGCTTCAGCAGCTTCTCCGGCAAGCTGAACGGGTACTGGGGTACGCCAGGATTCGCAGGGTCGGTGATGACCGCGCCCGCGTTGGGATACCCCTGAAGCCTGGACTTCAGGATGTCGAGCAGCGAAGACGTGGAGTAGTACTGGCCCCCAGCCACGACGTCCTTCGCCGTCTGGTACTGGGGGAACTGACTGAGCAACTCCTCGAAGATGCCCGGCGTGGCGCCACGGCTGAGCTGGGACACGTTGCCCTGGGCGTCGACCTTGTACTGGTTCTCCGAACCGAAGGGAGAGATGACGTCGGGCGAGGTGAAGTGCTTGGAGAAGTTGGAGTACGCGGTGCGTCCCGTAATCTGCTCCATCGCCGTCTTGATGGCGGGGTGCAGCAGGGACATGGGGGTCTGGAACACGGCGTTGAACGGGTTGGGTCCCGTGGTGGACAGGAACTTCGTGGACCCCGGCGTGTCCGACGGTCCCCACACCACGCCACCACGCAGGAAGTCCGGCAGCGCACCGTAGCCCTGGGTCAGCTCGTTCGACACGTCCGTCAGTTGCTTGCCGATGTTCGCGGAGACCGGGTGCTCCAAGGGCATGGTCAGCAGCAGCTTGCCGACGTGTCGGTAGAAGCTCCAGAAGGGGAACAGGAAGGGCTTGACGTAGTTCCTGACCAGCGGAGACATCTTGGAGTAGTCGTTCATCCAGTAGTTCATGCCCGCCTCAGCACGCTTGATGTCCTGAGGACGCAGGCCCTTGGTGAACATCTCCTCCAGGTCGTTCTTCGAGGACATGAACGCCTTCAGCACGGAGGTCCCTGAACGCAGGGCGTAGGACTTCTCCGCCTCGGTCAGGAATGAGCCCTGCCGGTACGCACTCTCGATGGCGGAGTTGAAGTTCTGGACCCAGTTCCCCACGGCAGCCAGGCCCCTGACCGGCTTCGACGCGGCCATACGCTGGGAGATGTCCTCAATCATGGAGTTGATGCCAGCGTCCCCGGACTGGATGCGGTACTGCTCGCCGGTCTCGTGGAAGAACCCCTGGTTGACGTTCGGTGTGAACACCTCGGTCCCTGCCTCGTGCAGGTCCTCAACCATCTTCTTGAACCGGGGCGTTGCCGCCCTGATGGTGTTCGCCAGCCCGACGGGACCAGCCTGAAGGGCGGTGAACACGGTGTTGCCGACCACGTTGTTGACAATCCAGCGCGGGGACAGCGACAGCACCGCCGAGCGCCACACGTTCGACGGCTTCGTCCAGAACAGCCGGACACCGCGACCCACCAGGAAGTCCCGCTGCACCATCTTGTTGAGCTGGGACCCCACGACCTTCGGGATGGCGTAGAGCCTCGCCCCCTTGGTGGTGGCGCTGAGCATCTCCTTCACATGCCCCTCGGCGTAGGGCATGACGACGTCAAGCGCCTCCTTCAGGGCTTCGTCGGTCTCGGCCAGGCCGGATAGGGAGTGGTCCAGGAAGTCCGTCAGGTGAATCTGCTGGTTGAAGAACCGGAGCATGTTCTGAGGTGACCACAGCATCTCCGAGGCGCGGGAGAAGTCCGACACCTTCTTGCCGTCCTCATCGAACAGGGGCCGACCGTAGGTCTCGGTGATTTCCTTCGCCATGTCCCATGCCTCAGCCATCCGTAGGGCCTGGGAAGCGCGGCGAGCGAACACCTGGGTCGGGTCCACCACGTACTGGCCGTTCGACAGCAGGTAACCCTTGACGGGCTTCAGGTACTTGCCCGCTGAACGGGTCACCATGTTGCCGCCCTTCGGCAGGGCGAAGTCCGACGGCTTGATGTCGTAGATGCGCTGGAACGGGAAGTAGATAGGGGTGCGCTGCATCGTGGCCTGACGCTGGTTGTGCAGCATCATCTCGTCGGTCCCACCCACGAAGTCCCGCACCAAGGCGCCCTCGGCGTCCCTCTCGACCCACTTCGCTCCGCTCGCCATCTTCAGGGGCAGGTACTGGCGGCGGAACAGAGTGACCATACCGTTGTCGTACTTCTTGTAGGTCCTCTCCCAGAGCTGGTTGGTGATGCGCTCCAACGTCAGCAGGCGCAGCCCTTCGACGTACTTCTCCGTCGGCGTCATCATCTCGCCGTCGATGCTCTCCCTGAGCTGATGCACCACGGGCTCGAACACCGACCGGACCCACGCCGTCTCCTCAGGCAGGTTCTTCGACAGCGCCGCGTACAGCTCACCCTGCTCTACCGTCAGCTCCTTGCCCTGGGCCAGGTCGTTCCTGAACCTCTGGAGCTGGCCCTGGTGGTCGCTCAACTGCTGGGCGTAAGGCGCCGCAGCACGGGCAGCGCGGTAGGAGTCGGGCGTGTGGATACGGAACTGGACGATGTGGCCTTCCGGGGTGCGAACGTCGATGTGGAACCCCCGGTAGCCAGCATTGTTCGTCCGACCCAGGTAGTCATGCACGTCGACGACGTCACCGAGCTGACGCAGCATGTCGGCCACGTTCGGAATCTGCTTGAAGTCTCCGATGCGTACATCGGTGACGGCGTGAGCCTGAGGCTGGTCGTCCCAGATGTCCCTCGCCACACGCTTGCCTTCGGAGTCGACCCCTATCTCGGTCCACCCCGTCGCCGGGTTGCCCTTCCTGCGAGCGACGGAGGGCGTGAGCTTGCTGGACATGGGCTCGAACATGGCCCGGACCTTGTCACGCAGACCGTTGAGCGACCCCGGTGTCGCAGCCTGGAAGACCGTCGTGGGGTCGATGCTCCCCGTCTTCGCAACCTGGGGCACCGCGAACCCACGGCCTGCGAGCTGCTGCTCGTAGGGAACGTGCAGGTTCGACGGGTCAGGCTCAGGCGGCACGTCCGAGGAGTGCCCACGGTCATAGATGTCGTTCAGCATCGTCGGCGTATCGGTCGGCAACGGCTTCTCCCTAGCCGGATACGTCGACAGCAGGTCGGCACGCTCGGAGGGCTTCAGCTTGCGGAGCTGCCCCATCTCGTTGGAGTCCTTCGTCAGCCCCTGACCCAGGGTGATGCGAGCAGCAGCGTGCCTCGCTTCCTCCATCGAGTTGAACCCGGCTGCCCACACCTTCTCGTTGATGGTGGGCTGCGCGTCCACGTTGAAGATGCGGTCGAACACCTGCTTGACATCGGCCCGCAGCGGCTCCTGGGCGTAGGAACGCAGGCGGTTCCAGATGCGCCGCATCGTGTCCTTGATGATGTTGAACGGCGTGTGCAGAGCCGGGTTGTCGGGCATATGCCCATCCACCAGGTACTTCACGAAGTCATCGGCGAACTGCTCGTGCATCTGGCTCGTCCAGATAGGAGCGGCTCCCGCTCTCGGCGCGTTGAACCTGACCGCTTCCTCGCCCCCGTACGCACGGACCATCTGGGTGCGTAGCTCCTCAGGCAGGAACCCCGCGATGACATGACCCCACTCATGCAGAGCGGTGTGCAGGTCGGCAGCCTCATAGCCGAACGACTTGGGGAACAGGCTGACCATGACCTTCTCCCCACGCAAGGCAGGGACCACGCCCGTCGAGTAACCCGTCCCCTTCGAGGTCTTGCGGGCGGTCAAGCCCTTCATGCCCTTCGCTGTCTCCAACGCCGTCGGCTCGGAGAGACCCCTCGTGGATGCAATCTGGTCCTGGTAGAACCCCCGGTCTCCCATCTGGTGATGCACGGCCTGGTAGAAGCTCGCCACGTCGGGATACAGGTCGGGAGCCATCCGCACCGCCGACTCAGCCACCTTGTCGTAGACGGCGAGGGCGGCGAAGGCGTCAGCAGGGGTGATGTCGGTCCAGTGGAAGTTCCCCGACTCCCTCTGACCCCATCGAGTGATGCCCGTGGCGTCGAGGAACTCCTGCTGAGCCACCGCCCTGGGGTACTCAGGAAGCTGGGGGTAGTCCTTCGCCACGTAGTAGGGGATGGGCTCCTTCGCC